TTGTTAACGAGTTAAACGTTTTTTGCGAGTTAAAAGATAATTACTATATAAATATAGTCGAACAAGAAAAACGATATAGCAGCGACAAAAACGACTATAAAAATAAAATAGTTATTGAGGCTAAAGGTTACTCACAAAGCGACTGGCAAACATACGTTTTGCATTATAACGAAAACGAGCTTAAAACATCTCAAGAAAGAATGTATTTTAGTGACCTTGTAAAACAATTAGAAAGAAGTTTCACCCATCAAAACGATTATTTTGTTGAAAAATTCGAACGTACCACAATAGACGGTAAAGAATTCAATTCAGATCCCCATGATGTTACTACATTTTGTATCTTACATACTGAATTTCCTAATAAAGAAGCTGTTTTAAAAGAATATATTGAAATTTATGGCATTGATTATGATGAAGCTATAATTGATATTGAATAAAAAAACAACTTCAAACAATCAACCCGTTAATTAATTTTAGCGGGTTTATTTATGCTTTGTTGTCACTTACTGGCGATAAGGTAGTAGATGACCTTTATAAAAAAATAGTCTCTTAAAAGATCTAAAAAACGATTGATAAATAATAAATTTTTTTAACATATAATTAACATCTATTAAGATATAAATAACTAAATTTACTTAACTTTAAAAAACTAGAATATTATGCCACCTTTAAAAACTTATGTATTTGAATGTATATCAGATGCACAAACAGCAATTGTTATTTATGCTTATGAAGAAATAAGTGCAAAACGGAGAATGCAAAAACACGTTAAAGAACCGTCTAATTTTAGACTAAAAAACGAGTTATAAAAAACCCTAAACAATTGAAACATAAAGTAAATCTTTAAATGCAGATCACTAAAAAGAAACAATACCAAAAACTTAACCTACTTATCTATAAAAAACAAACTTTAAAAAACTAAAAAATTATGAAAACTAAAGGAATTTACGATATAGAAAAAATAGATAAAAAAGGCAATTTTATGGGTAAATTAAAATCTAATTTATCTTTTAATGAAGCTCAAAAAATAGTCTTTAACACTAAAGAAATAAAAAATGTAAACTGCTTAATTATAATAAAATATAAATTTATACATAATAAAGGACTTTACTTTTCAATAGTAGATAAAAGATATCTATAAAAATCTTAACCTACTTATTATAAAAAACAAACTTTAAAAAACTAGACTATTATGACATGTTACATTAAATATTTAGACTCAAAAAACAACTTTAAAGAGACGAAAAAAAAGAATTAAAAAAAATAGCAATTTCAGTAATTGTATTAATAATATTAACTGCTATAGGCATTTTAACAAGATAAAAAAACTATGAGAACATTAATAAGAGCAAACCAGATATTCCAGGACGTACAGAAATTAGATGATGAAATACAAACTCTAAAAGACGCTATAAATAACGTCATAAATAACGATCTAAAGGTAGAGTTAGAATATAAGGTCTTAAATCCTCGTAAAAAAACAAACGTCTTAAATGAGGACGGAGATTTAATCCTCGATAAAAAAAACGAATCAAAAATATCTTTTACAGGATGGATTGGTGATACAAGAATGTATAATTATGAAGATAAAAAAATGTCTGAAGAGGTAGAACGTTCTAACGATAAAGAATTAGACGCAAGTGAATTTGTGATAATGTTCGCAGCTCTATTGAGTTATAAAAAAAATCTTCGTAAAAAAATGATTGAGGAATTTAAAAAACTAGAAACTAAAATAAAACTATAAAAATGGATTATATTGACGATTACGGAATAGATAAATATTGTACTTGTGAAAAACACGGTTATGACTCACACACTTGTCCTTTTGCTGAAGAAATACTTGATGATAGTGAAAAAAAATGTAACTGTTGCCCTTACTGCGAGAATGAATGTAGTATGGCTATTTAAAAAAAACTAGAAACTAAAATAAAACTATAAAAAAATAAATAAGATGCAAGAACTAAAGTATATTTACGCTAGGGAGATAAAAAACAAATTAGACACATTTTGGTTTGACTTTAATAAAATACACAAAGCAATAGAAGAACATAAGGAAAACAATAAAAAATATGAAGGTTTTAATATAAAAGAAAAAGTATTAAACCCATCTTTTGATTTTATAAATGAAGCGAGGCTAGTAGCTTTCTTAAACCAGGAAGTTAGTTTTATATCACAAAATATCGACCAATTAAACGAAGAATTTAAAAAACTATAAAAAAATGATTGTAAAGAACACAAAAACAGGAGAGGACGTTACTAAATATTGCTTACAGTATTTACATGACGAAATTACACAAGATGAGTTTGAAAAAAGAACAGGTTTAGACGCTAGAAATATGCGAATAGACGTAAAAAATAAATTATGACACCTAAAGAAGAAGCGAAAAGAATATTTGATGAGTATGATCGTATCGAAGTAGAAGCACCATTCTACATAATGAGTAGAAATCAAGCTAAACAATGTGCTTTGATTTGTGTGGATGAGACAAGTGGATATTTAATAGACATGATAGGTATTGATTGGAATATAAGAAAAATATTTATACAGGAATTGGAAGAAGTAAAAAAAGAAATAGAGAAATTATGAAAACACCAGAATCAAAAGCACAAGAAATTATAAACTTACATTATTTTGGTTTATACGAATTGACTAAAAAACCAATACCAGGTGATGTGATGATACAAGCTATTGAGTGTGCTGTAATAGACGTAAGAAATACTCTAAGGTCATTAGGCAATATAGAAGGTCAGCACTCTACAATTTATGAGGAAGAAGATTTCCTGTTAGAAACTATTAAATGCTTAAAAAAAATTCAATGAAAGATAATTTAACAATAAGACAAAAAGAAATAGAAGCTCATAGAGCAATAAATAAACATATTAGGACTACTTTTATGTCAGAAGTATTAGAAGGGCTTAAACAAGCTGTAAATGATGGTAATACGCCTGAAAGTTGGTTTGAATTAGGAGATAAACGCTTAGAGGAGTATGTTATTAAAAAATATTGCAATACATGGAGGGAATTGGTTTAAATTAACTATCTTACGAAATCTAATAATTAGTATTATGACTAAAGAAGAAGAAAAAAAAGCGTATAGTAAAGCATATTACGAGGCTAATAAAAAAAAGTTGAAAGCACACTATGATGCTAATAAAGAAGAAAAAAAAGCGTACGATAAAGCATATTATAAGGCTAATAAAGAAAAAGTAAAAGAATATAGGGACGCTAATAAAGAAAAGAATAAAGCGTATAGCAAAGCATATTATCAGGTAAATAAAGATAAAAGTAAGGCATATCGTGAAGCAAATAAGGAAAAGATTAAAGCATATTATAAATATAATAAAGAAGAAAAAAAAGCTTATAGCCAAGTATATAGAAAATCTATAAAACACAAACCATTAGTTTATTTATTACCTAAAGAAAATTATGTAGGTACAACAGAATGTATATCTTATAGAATCTCACAACATAAAAACGTAGGTAGAAATACAGAAAAATATAAGATACTTAAACGTTTTGAAAATAGGGAAGATGCTCTAGTATTAGAACGTAAAATGCACAATATAGGGTTTAGTGGAAAACACGCAAATAATTCATATCAATAAAGATGGTACAATTCAAGAACATCTACGATCTAAGAAAGATTATAAAAAAATCAGAGGCGTATAACGATATGTCTCTGATTCAGCGTGTCATATTCCTAAAAAGAAACAACTTAAAAGCTATTGAGCATTCAATCTTTGTTATTAGAAATATTGGTTATGACAAATGGGAATCTCAAACAAACTCTATTCATTTGAATAAAAAAATAATTAAATCTATATTAGATGGGCAGAAAAGATAGTTGGTGGGGAAAAACTAAACCTATAGCTAAAAGAGTTGACAAAGAGGTTTGGCTTGAGTTTGAGAATGTCTGTGAGGCTATAGGTGTAGGTGAAGAGGCTATGATTAACGAGGTTATAAAAGAATTTTGCAAAGACATGAGACACGCTCAAAAACACCATAAAAAAACTATCTACGGTGATTTATTTCCTACTTACGGAACTGACTTAAAAAAATAATTCTATTTTTAAAAAGGACAATCATCATCTAATGGTATTAATTCTATATTTTCACGTAATTTAGATTTAACTAAAAAAGTTTTGTTGTCAAGCCAAATACCAATTGATCCACCGTTAGATGTTATTTTTTTAAGTCTATTTGTTTTAGAATTATAAACCTTTCTATTCGCTGTTAATTTAATATTTGGATGGCTTATTACCTGCCATTTAGGTGTGAGTTCTATTTTCATAATCAAAGAGTAATTTATTAGTAATCAGTTGTTTAATCTTTGGCTTTATTAACTATACACTATTGTTATAGGCAATCGCCTTCGGACGCATCCAGAAATCATAAAAGATTTTTAAGGTCATTAACCACGGATTTTAGAATATTCATTTTAACTTGGTATTTTAAAGCTAAATCAAACTTTTTACTTTCAGCAAACCTTACTTGCATTTGACCTAATTCTAAAATCCTTAGTTCGTAACGTTTAATTATCTTTAGTAATTTATCAATGTTTATTTCTTTCATAACAAATCTTTTATAATTTTCCTCTGTATGCTCGATTGCCTATAACGCTCACGGTAAGGCTGCGCATCGGCAACTGTCAAGGATTACTTGACAGTTCATTTATAAACCGAAGGCAACAGCATATAACATAGTATATGAACTATAGATGCGAAGCCTATGCTCTAACCGTGTATGCTTCGCATCCACAGAGCATATACCGTGAGCGTTGTAGGTAATGGCGCATACGTGTTACTCACTCATACGCTTTAGGTGCGCCACTACCCACAACACGGTATATACATAATCACTAATATTCGTCTTCGTCAGTAAAAGCATCTAAAATTGGCTTCCAGTTTGCGATAGTTCCAGTTTCGTCAACGTCCATAATAATGTAGTCGCCATAACCGTTTTCTTTTGGACTCATTATCTTTGGTACGTAATCGTCAATCTCTTTTACTAACATTTGGTTATCATCCAAAAGTCTGTACCTACCATCATCGCAAACTTTGTAGTGTATTTCAGCTTTTGTACCCTCAACCCAGTTAAGTATTTTTCCAGTTTCAATGTTTATTAATGGACACCAGTTTCCACCGCTTCTACAAGGTATTAATTTACCTGTTTCATCTTCATTACCGTTTACTGTGGCATCTTCCCAATACCTAACACCTGCCTCTACTTGCAAATACTTAACTTCAAATTCTCGTTTAATTTTTAATTCTACTTTCATTTTACTTTCGTTTTTATAATTAAATTTTGTCTTAAATTCCCGTGACTATGCATATACCAATACGTTGTAGTTAATTGTGCCACATAGGTTTTTTACAATTCTTGCAACGGTTTCTATCTATTTTATTTATACTGCACATCTTTGGTTGTTTACATTGGCACAACTTCACTTCGCTAATTTTGATATTTATAATTGCTTTATTCATAACTATTAAATATCGTCTTTTATATCATCTCTAGTTATTACTTTCGCTTCGTTAACAACAACACTACCTATACGTAATTGCTCTTCAATACCATTTAATTTGTGTAGTAATTTAGATTCTGCTTTTATAGATATTTCACCCATATTTTGAAGATGTAATACCTCATATCTTAATTCTTTAATCTTGTCTTTCATTTTTGTTATTTTAAGTTATTAATCCACGCAACTACGTATAGCCTTTGCCGTTAGAGTGCATTAAAACGCACAATAACAATGTATAAACAAAATACGCTCATTCACCACCTAGCTTTTTTAGATACCAATTAATATCTTTGCCAGTAGATTTTTTACGCATTTCATCTAAGTCATTTTTAACCTTTTCTTTATTTGTTAATATGTACTTTCTTAGTGCAATCTTAGCTTTATCAAATTTATCCATTCGCTTTACTTTGTTTATACCTTTGTTAGCGTTCATTGTCTTTTGCTTTTTAACCATTCTTTTAAGCTCTCGTTTGTTTCGGTGTTTAATGCTTCGTCAATCTTTCGTTCTAATTCTACCAAATCCAACGTAACGCTAACACGTTGTATAAGTAATTGCTTTTCACAGTAATTATCAGCCAACTTTACTAATTCATTAAACACATAGTCATTACCCAATAAGCTGTCAGGGTCAGGGTGTTCTGTTCTTACAAATTCTAAAAATCCTTTATACATATCTATTAAGTTTATTAATTATTCACGCAACTACTCATACAACCATACGTTGTAAAACATTAAAACGATTTTACAACACGGTATATAAAACAAACTAACTTAGTGGTAATTTTTTAGCTATTAATTCATCCCAATGGTCAGTATGTGTTTTTATATCGTCAAACATTGTAATCGTGTACCAGCTTAATTCTGTTTTTGTAAATAAGTTAAAGAAGTATTTTTTTTCAATATTCATTTTAACCTTTATTTCCCATTCACCATCACCAAAAAATCTCATTGGCATTTGCTCATAATTTAGTAAAGTTCTCATATTAAGTTTTTATTTGTTTAATTGTTCGTTTCATATACCAATACGTTGTAAGTAATACTAATCATCTAGTAAAAATCGAAGCAATTTTATTTGTGCGTTCAATTCGTTTCCTTCTTTTTGGTATTCTTGTACAACATCGTTATCTCTACAGTTTTCGTATTCATAATCAAACCACGCTACAATTAAAGCGTATTCTTTTATTTTTCTTTCTAGTGCTTCTTTTACTTTTTTCTTCATCTTATCAAGTTTTTAGTTATATACCCGTACTACTTACAACATCGTGTATATGGCATTAAAACGACCACATACACACAGCGTTGTAATCACATTTAAAAACGTGTTACAACAATAAATATAAGTAATGCTTCACTTGGTTTTTAAACCATCTTTTGCAGATTATTACAGTTGTTGTCCATCCGAAAGGGTTATCTCTGTTTTTCATCGCACTACTCATATTCTTGTCATTAGCAAACATTTATTTGTTAAGGTCTATACAAGTCGGGCAAGTTTCGTGTCCATCCATAAATTGATGCAATCCGCAAAAGTTGGTAAAACGTTTGCTAACATCGTGTATAGGTAATACTAACTTTCCTGCTTCATACAGAGTTATGTCTTTTAAATGCAAACAATCTTTAGGGTATTCATTCACGTAATAACTTTGCCCAACCAATTTGCAACTTTCACACATTCCTTCACCACAATACCATTCAATGTATTCAGGGCAACTTTTACTTCTACAAAATTCAGAGAAGTTGTTTACTTTATTGTTTGCTTTACTTTCGTTCATAATTCAAAATTTTAGTTTTTTAATCCGTACTACCCATACACCAAACGTTACCAAACGTATACTGCTTAGTTACGCATATCATCAAAGTATCTTATTGCATCGTCAATTGTTTCACAGTCTTTAAGTTCATTTACTATTTCACCAGCAGTAAACGATTTGGTAACACCGTGTATAGTTAATGCTCTAACCACCTTGTTAATTGTCTTTATATCTTCTGGAGGTATGTTATTTACCTTTCTGTGATTGTTTCTGTTTAAAATCTTTTTAAGCCTATTTGCTATCTCTGTTGCTGTCATTGTTATATTTATTAAATTAAGTTCTTAAAAGTCGCACTAACCATACACAAGTACCGTTGTAGTGCATTGTGCTAAATATCTTCTATCACTATTTTAGGTATGTGTTTAGTCACTTTAAACTTAACCCTAACGGTTTTACCATCTAAGTCGCACAACGTACCCTCTGGCACAACAACACTACCTATACGTAATTGCTCTTGTTCGCATTCATTCCACACCCGTAACAAGGCTTGTTGCACACTTATATTATCAGGATAAGCTGTCTTACTTTGTATTTCTTTAATTCTGTCTGTTGTCATTATTTCTATTTATTAAGTTTTGTGTTTAATTTTCCGCAACTATGCATAGCCTTGTCCATTAACTACAATTATTTTTTTGCCTTCAACACGTGCTCACTCAGTACGTCTTGTATGTAGTTTTTTAAGTCCTTATTTGCAAGCACAGCTAATATCTTTAAAGGCTGTACATCTTCTTCTTTTATGTCTATATTTTTACGCATCTTTTAAATCTTTATAATAATCAACAATCTTTCTCGCTATTACAAAATACATCGTAGGCGAAATTGAAACACCACCATTTGCATAATCTCTTTGCTCGTGGTATTTCAATATTTCTATAATTTTTTCTTCAGTCATAATTTATTGTTTTGCGTAAGTTGGAATCTTACCAGTTAAATACATTTTGTAAGCAAATTTAGTAACACCTTCAAAATCGTTTTCTATATTTTGTAAATAAGAATCTTGTGAGTTATTAAAGTTGATTCTTGCAGTTCTAAATTCGTTGTAAGTTAATTGAGTTTTCATAATTTTTATATTTGTTTGTTATTGTTATACAAATATACATTATATATTCCATATACACAACATTTATTTAATAATAATTCAAAAAAGTTTTGCTATCGCAATATGCCAACCCTCAAAATAACAGTAGTTAACAACGTGTATAACGCATTTGCGAAAAGCAAACGACGATTATACACAAGACCGTTACCACACATTTAATGTGATAATTTACCCGTTAAGCAATAACCACTACCATCAGGCTTACAAGTTGATTCAGACCATATCATTATAAGTTCTACTTTACCTTCGTATTTTAGTTGTTTAAGAAGTACAGTTAATATATCAACTGGTATTTCAGTATCTTTAGAAATAGCCCATTTCAATTTACCGTAACCTTTGCTTAACTTTTTTAAGTCATTAATAATAGCTTCTTTCATTTCTGCAATAGCAGGAGAAAAACGTGTGCTAACAATGGGTATATCACATTGCTTAGTTTCTTCTTGTTTTCTAAGGTTTCTTAATAACATTCTAAAATTTCCTATTTTCATAATTTATTTATTTAATTCGCAACTAACCATACCCAAACCGTTGTATTCAATTAAAATGCCCTCGTCCGCTGCAAGTCAAACAACTCTGCTTATCATCGTAGCTTTCGCCTTCCACAATTCCTGTACCATCACAACAAAGGCATTTTAACTGTTCGCTTTGCAATACAACATTGTATAAATCAAATAACTCATTAGTTGCTTGTTCAATGCTATAATTACCATACTTAAATTGTTCTAATACCTCTTTTATATCTTCTTTCATATCGTTACTTGTTTTATACTTAGCCGTTAGCAAACATTAAAACGATTTGCTAACACGTGGTATAGTGCATAGCTTAGGTTCGTGCCTAATTCAATAGTTTGTGTTTGTTTAACCATAATTAAAATATTTTAATATTCCTTTAGTTCTGGTTTTCGCTCAATCACGTTTAAATGATAGTTTTTTATTATTTGCCTAACAACCTCTTTGGTATCTTCTTTAAATAAAGGTTTCATTTTACGTTCCATAACGTATTGAAGCTGTATAGTATAATAGCTGTTAGTCCATATAGTATCAGTATCTAATTTACCAAAACTATCTTGTAAGTCGCTAAATCTTTGTATTTGTTTATCTACAATTATATTTATGAGTTCTTCCAACATATTAAAATATTTTAATTATTACTTCAGTTCTTAATTCAATCTTCGTACATTTCAAGGCTACGCACCATACCACTAAACGTTAGGCGTAATAGCTTTGGTTACGTCTATCCCTTTCTTCATTTTTTAGGTAATAAGCAAAGTACCAGTTAGGATTTCTTCCTTCTAAAAAAGCTTCTAATATCTCTAAACGCATTTGCTTTCCTTGCCATCTTATTGCATACTCGTCTGTTCCTACACCAACACCAAAGCTACTGCCTCTCATATTAACATAGTGGTCTAAATCAGCTTTTACCTTTTTATAAAGTTTAAAGTATTTAACAAACTTGTTTTGCATAACAACGTGTATATCACATTGCTTTTCCGTACTTAATTCTTTGTTTTGTTTCATTTTATTAAGTTATTTGATTATTCAATATTTCTGTTTATTTATACGCAACGTGGCATACACAAAACGTTAGCCTTCATTGTCTTATCACTTAATCCGTGATTCTTGTTTAAGTTTTCTATGTATAGTTCAATCATACATAGTTCTTTTTTACTTAATTTTCTGTCTATCATATCCATAATTTTACGATTTCATATTACCATTCGTTAGCTACAATGGCGCAATATGAAAACTAAGCATTACGTGTTAGTGCGCCACAGTAGCTAACACGTAATATAAAAAATTGCTTAGGTCAGTTCCTTGTAATTAAAGTCGTTGCTTAATCGAAGAAAATAAAAAGCTAGTTTCTACAATTTTTGCAAATGTTCGCTCTTATAAGCATTTATCATTTTACCATTTTCAAGTTCAATCTGTATTTTAAATCCGTAAAAGGCATTTTTTTCAGTGCAATAATCTTCTACATTTTTAACAGTTCCTTCCATTCCTATAAAGTTTCCACCTCTAAAAAACACTTTAGTTTCTTTTGGGAATATCTCAGAGGGCAGTCTATTTTTCATCGCTTTTTATTTTTGGTTTATCTATTAATTTCGTACTTAATTCAGCAACTTTTCATATTACTATTCGTTATATACAATTAAACCGAGGCTAGATTTTTTATTATATATATAGCTTCTGCTTCTTCAATGTATTGCTTATCAGTTTTGTTTTCTTGATAGTTTAGGTGTATTGGCTTAAACTTGTCTTTTTGGTGTAGTATTACGCTTTTAAACTCACTTATTACAGGGTTTCTGTCTATAATAATAAAAAATCTTGGGTCACTTAACCAAAGTGTTTTCGCTGTGCTTTTGTATTGTATCATTTGCTAATGTATTTTAAAGGTTTAACAGTATATAACACTGTATAAAGTCTATTGCTTTTTAAAGCTTTATCAATGTTTAATTATTATTTGTTGTTTATTATCCACAATTCAAAGGTTTTTGTTGTTTATAAGCAACATACCTTATACAATTCCGTTAGGGCAAATACTACTTATGCATTTTACCGCCATTTAATTCACAAAGAAATTTCATAATAGTTTCCATATCAGTATTTCGGTTTGCGTGGCTTAAATAATCTCTTGGTTTTTCATAGTGGTAACTATTGCTTTCAATATGCTGTTTGCAAGACTTTTCAGTTAAAAAGGCGTTCTGTAGTTTAAATACTTTTTGCCTGTTTACTTTTCGGTAATTATTTTCTAATATCTCGTCTTTTTCATAGTCCGTTAACTCGTTGTATTTTTTTTCAACTTCATCTTCTTCATAATCATAATCTTTTTTAAGTTTCACATAACGCCATTGTATTACTTTAGGCTATCGACGAGACTTGAGCATATTTACATACGGTTTTAATCGTGTTTCTCTAAAATCTAATACATCACTGTCGCTCATATCGTTTAAAGCGTTTATAATAGATGTTTTAACACTAATAGTAGTATTTGGAATTGGTGTGACTTTTATATACACTTTACTTACTTTTAGATTGTATTGATCTATAATTTCATTATAAACTTCTTTATACTTATCGTTAATAACATCAAAAGTTCTTTTGTTAAAATATATTAAATGATGAGGACAACCCAAAGAATCACCTATTTCTTGAAGGGTATATCCATAATCCATCTCGTAAGATAATTTAGAATAAACTTTTCTAGCATAAGCATTATGCCTTTTTCTATTCTTAGCTCTTATATCCGACTCTAATTTACTGTCAATAATATCTATTAGTTGGTCTAGTTTCATTTCTGTTTGTTTTAATTGTTCAATCAAATGTATATAACTTTATTAACATTAAGAAGAACTTTAACACTTTTTAACATTTAATAAATCACACCCTTACCTTTTTGTGTAGCGAAGGCGTTAAAACCATTTTTCTTTAATTGATCTATCCTTAATTTCTGTAAAGGCTTTAAAGTATCATTAGGTTCTTTAACTTCAATCCATGTTGTTATACCATTTTTCATAGCCATAACATCTGGATAACCCGACTTATTTAATCGTATGGTTTTTAACACATCGTAACCCATTGACTCGTATTTACTTATTATTTCCTCTTGATATGTCATTAATATTGCTTTTTAAATACTGATGTTGTATATGATTTTTTATTCATTACTTGTTTATAAATCTTTTCCTCGATACCACCTTCAGAAAATATCCAATAGATGTCATTTGACTTTCGCTGCATAGTTGTAAGTCTATCTCTACTTTGCCAATAGTTCTTAGCACTAAAATCTATGTTATAGTAAACCAGGTAATCAGCTTCCTTTAAAGAAATACCTTCACTTCCACTTACAATCTGTAGAGCAATATGCTTATCCGTAGCATTGAACTCATCTAAATCATTGGTTAACCTATCACCGAATACTTGCTTTAGTGCTTCATACTCAGCCTTAAACTTATAAAAAACACCTATTTTAGAGTTACCGAAATGGGAACTTATGAATTTAGATTTACTTAAATCAAAGGCACTACTACTTTTATCTTCAAATAATACAGTACCACTAAAAATCTGGTGTAACTTCTGCATTTCCTTAACTGCTGTATCAGCCATAATCTCTCGACCATCCTTAGCTATAACGAATTTATCCTTAGATAGTCTCTTCGCTAAAGCGTATGTAGAATCATTCATCTTTACTTTTAATACATTCTCTATTACCTTAGTCTCAAAACCTGCTTCAGCTTGTGTAAAAGTAAGCATATAGGGTTTTATAATAGGTTTAATCAGGTGCATATAAGCATTACTATAATCTTTTACCACTGCATACCCTAAACGCCTATCTTTAACATCTACAAAATCTTTAGCCCACTTATAAAATGTAGTGTATTTAAACGGATTTCTTTTACTACACCAAAATTGGTGAAATATTTGAGAGTATGACTCTGGATGAGGTGTACCACTTAAAAAAATCATAGGTAAATGACTGTAATTGTCTTTAATAAACCTAGTCATTTTATTAGCTTTAGGAAAAGCACCGTTTCTGTGGTGTTCATCGCTAATAAGAAAATCATAATCATCTATAAACTTATGGGCTGATTCATTATTAATTACCGTAAGATTGAACGTAAAACCAAAGTTTTTATAGTCATCTTCTATAGACGATATTGCTTTCTTTTTAGTAAGAAATAGCACTTTCTTAGCACCGTAAAGCTGTGCAGCGTTTAAAGATGTTAAAGTTTTACCTGTTCTCACTTCCATAGACAAGTAAACAATATGTAATTCCTTTAAGATGTCATTTGCTCTATTGGAAAGTTCCTCCTGGTATTTTCTAAGTTCGTACATAGTAAATCAGTTATTTCTTCGTGTTTTAACATTCTAGGTTTATAATTTTCAATATAGTAGGCAAAGAACGTGTTATCATCTAAATATTTGAAGATATGATAAAGTATATCATTATCTATGTATGTAGATGACAACTTAAAATCCCTACCTATACTACCTTGCTGTATATCGAAAGTGTTTGTTTTTGGCTTCATTATTTAAAATTCTATTTCAGGTTCTTTGCTTTTAAATCCACTAACGCTAAATTTTCTTATACCTCCATACGTTGTATCTTCTCTTTTCCATTGCTTAAACTCAAGATACATACCTATCCATCTACCAAACCAACTTACATTCATGTTTCTAGGAATCTCCCTTGATCCATCATTATATTTAAGCATTATTTCTTTAGTGGTGTAATATTGACCCTCTTTCCAGAAAAATTCATTTTCGCAAAAATCATATAAATCCTCACAAGTATTAGCAATTAGTTTTTTAGTCTTACCTGTTTTTAATTCAGACTTTAATAAACCATTTGTTAGATAAAGCTGTATATTTATAATCATGTAATTATAAAAAGCATTCCAATCATCATCAGACCATTTTAATCCGAAAAACAATTTACCAAATTCATCAATAGGTTTATAGTTTTTAGAGTAATGTCTAAAAAGTTCAATCTCTAGCTTTCTATCTTCGTGACTATCACCAACACCTGATAATATATAGTTAGATGTAAAAAGCATTTTAGGACTTCTTTCAAATGGAATAACAATAGGTTGTTGGAACTTCTTTTTAAGTGTTAAGTTACCAGTAACTATACTAAAAAGGCTTTCATACTTAAATTTTCGCTCCATATCATCAAAGCAAATAACATTATCATCAAGGCTTATCGTATCGTATGGGAAATTCCCTTTATTATCAAACTCTTTACCATTTAAAGTAACTAACTTTCTTAACTCACCAACAGCATCAGCAACAAGAGTTTTACCTGTTCTACCACTTGGATTATCGTTTAAGGTTTCGTCATATAAAATAACAGACAACCCTTCATCTTGCTTTTTGTGAGTTGTTAACAAGTAACCTACTGCACTTTCTAAAATCTCTTTACGCTTTAAGTCTTGATTAGATACATTTAATATAAACTGTTCAAAATCACTTTTACTATCAGTTATATTAAAATCTCTTTTTATAATATTATCTTCCCATACAAAACCACCGATATTGATGTAGTCTATAAACTCAATATTATCTTTAGTAACCTTAACAACTTTATTTAAAAAGAATAGATAGCTTTCATTAGGTGTGTCTCTAACCATTGCTAATTGTTTTGTAGATAATTGGTTTAAGTAGTTTTCAGTAAACTTAGTTGTAGATTTAGCGAAAAAATTATAGACAGCTATATCTATCTCCTGGACGTAATTAAGTATAAAGTCTTTTATATTTGTTTCATTGACTTCATTTATAATATTATTATAAACCTTAACAAAAGTAAATTCCTTTTCATTTAACTGCACCTTATAGTAACCTCTATTTTCTAAGAACAACTTAAACTTATAGTCATTAAGTGATATTGAACCGTTCTTATTAACATCCCAAAATATCAAATAGTCATCTTCAAAATCAAAATCAATAATATCTTCTATCTGATCTTCATCTAAACCCTCTTTCTTTAGTTCCCTCTTAGCTTTAGAAACACCTTTTTTTAAAAGTCTTTCAGCTTCATAGATTTTATTATCATCTATTAAAGTAAGGGTGTTAAACTCATGTGTATTTCTATAAGCTGAATCAACTATTGCTTCTGGCTCACCTTTATCCAAACCATTTGAGTAAAAGCTAATAAATAAAGATTTACATTCAGTAGAACTCATACCTGCTTTATTTAGACCACAAGCCAACCTAAAGAGATTATTATTTCTTTCACCAACATTTAAAGTAAATTTCTTATTAAACCACTTCATTATAACATCTACCTTTTTATCAGTATCTTGTATCTGAAAATGTACAGGGTAGTTATTTTTAAGAGTAACTTCTGTAAAGTCTTTTTTAAGTTCCCATAATTTAGAGTTATGGTTTATGAATAAGTTAGGGTCGTAACTCTCGTAGCAAACCCTAGACACATCTTTAGTCTTAGTGTCTAACTTTGTATCAAAAGTTTCACATATTGCCTCGTAGTACTTTTTATGGTCTTTTATTACTGGTGGTATTTTAACTAGAGCTTTAACACCATTACCACTAGGACTTATAAATGCAGAGTAAATAAATTCATTATCTTGTAGACTATCCCTTAAAGCAACAGGATCATCAACATCATCAAAATCTAAACAAGCAAAACCAGAGTGCGTTACACAATTTTTAGCAGAGCGATAAGAAAACTTACCGCTAAAACAAATTGATTTTAACTTTTGTTTTAAAGGGTTTCTATCGTCCTTACTTTTAAAGCTTCTTATTTTATTTATAAACTCCTTATTTGTTCCGTTCTTGATGTCGTTTAAAACGTCGTCAATTTCTTTGTAGAAAGGATTCTCTACATCTTTTATATTAGCAAATACTGTAATCATAAAATTACTTATTTTTTAGTTTTTGCTGAACATGTAATAATGTTCCAATGTAATCGTGAAGTTGTTGAATTGTAAGGTATGATTCAGACCTTGAGTTTTCAAAGTCTAGTGTTATAATAACACATTCATTACCATCTTCTTGTATTGTTATTTCTGACTTGTATTCTTCAGTTCCAACACTATGAGAGTGAGACACCATATTTTATATTATATTAAGTTAAATTAAAAACCAAAGATACAAATAAAAACCGACTTTACAAACAAAAACAGGAAGAACAGCAAAAAACAGCATTTCTAAAATATGCTGTATAGTCTAACTACTTGATAATCAGAACGAAACTTTACGAAAAACAGCATAACAGCATTTTTTCTACTTTTTCAATATTTTGAGTAAAATTTATATTTTTTAAAATATATATATAGTTAGAGTGTTTTTTGCCGTTTTGCTGTTTTACTGTTTTTACAAATAAAAAAACCCTTACAAATCAATGTAAGGGCTTCTTTCAGGTTAATTGCAACTATTTACTAAACCTCTTTTTCAGGTATATTATAAGTAACGTTATAAATAATATAGGGGGAACTGAAGCTATGAAATATAAAATATTCTTAGCTATGATTTTTACCTCTCTCATCTAAAATGGAAGATCGTCTGGATCGTTATCACCATCAACTAACACAGGCTCTTTTACTTCGACATTATCTACGTCCACTTCTGGTTTAGCGGTTACACTCTCGAAGTGTGAAACAATCTCTAAGTACTTTTCGTTAGCTAAAGCCATTTCAGCTTTGGTAAACGCTTTACCTATAGTAAAATCAGGTGTAGAATACTTAGTAGCACCCTTTTTATGGTCTGTAACGGTCTTGATTTCACACCAAGCACCTTCGACTGCATTTTCATTCTCATTTAAGAAATCAGAATAAGCAGCTACAACAGCACCTTTAAGTTGTAGGTTAATAATATCACCATTCGTATCTACAACATAGACTGATCGATGGTATTTACCACCTGCGTCTAGTATGTTTAATCTAATTTCACCGTAAATCCCTTCAGCAATATCACCACCTTTAAATGATTTAACCTTTAATGGTTCTTTAGAGATAAATTTAACCTCGTTTGAAAAGATACGAGAACTACTAGCATCATGCCATCCTTTAATAGTATGGAAATGCTCTAGGAACATAAATTTAAAAGGCACTTCCACCTTTACATTCTCTGTTTTTGATTTATCCCAGTACTCAAAGCACTTGTCGTTTGATTTCCACTCTAAGAATTTAGTGGCAGGATTTTTTCTTGTTTCTGTTTGATTTAATGTTCTTCTTGACATAATATAATTGTTTTAAAATACGATTAAATTGCCGTAACCGCTTCGGCTCAATTGTTCTGCAATGTAGTGTTTTATTCTTTGTTATCCAACTTTTTCTTATTAATATAATCGTTTTTATATCTTCGTGCTGCTTTTAGTTTTATGCACAACTCCCTAAAAGTTCTATCATTCTCATATAGTTCTGTTGTGTCTGGTAGTTTAGTGAAGTCAGTCATTGACTGACCAAGCATACCATCTAATTCGTTAAATAACGCTTGTTCTATAAAGTCGTTATCCTCTATTTCTACTTTAATTATTATTATCCTCATATCTATTTTAAATTAATTTCTAACCCTATAAACCCACTGAATCGGATTTCGTTTTTGCTATACATATATTTTAAATCCTTACGCTCTGTAAGTTGACCTACAACAGAAGCTTTGATGGTGTTATTTATAACATAAGCAATCTCGCCACTACCACCAAACGAAAAGAATGACTTACCATACCTATCTATAAACCCCCAACCACCAAATAGTGAGGCTTCAAAGTTGTTTACTACCAACTCATTAAAAGTGTACCCAACGTTAGCTGAGTATCGTTTATAGCTTCCTTCTATTTCAGCATATTCAAATTCAGGAAATACCACTAAATATCCAAACGCTTGTTGGTTTGATTGCATCTTTAACCTTGCAAGTATATTAATAGTTCCTGCGTCATTACCAACATCATCACCTATCAACCCAAGTCTTACGTCCTGGTGTATGGATAGTGATACGTTAGATTGTGCTAAAGCAATACTACTTAGCGTTATAATCAATATAACTAGCACAATTTCCTTTACGTTTATCTTTCTCATGTCGTTATAGGTTCGTTAATTACTAAAGCTATGATAACACATACAACTATTCCTATTCCTATTGCTGCTGAGAATGCTAACTTATAGTTTATTTCTTTTGATTTATCTTTCATAGTTTTTAATTAATTGTTCTAATACATCTACTTCTAGTAAGTCATTAACTTCTAAAAACTCATTAATTGTTTTAGGTTGTCTTTTTATCTTATGTGTTATAATATCAGGTGCTTCAAAATTTTCGTATGAATACAGGTGGTAAATATATGTACGCCTACCTTTGCCTAATAATGAACACCAGTCTGTGTCGCACTCACCACCTACGTAATGCAATTCTAATACTTCTTTTACTTTTTTACTCATAATTTCTAGTTTATTTAATTATTTTCTTAATTTCGTTTACGTAATATCTTAAAACAGTTTGTTTAACCGCTGTATCATCATTGTAATAATGTGAATCTACTTCTACCCTACCGTTTATAATTGTTGTCTTTACTAAAGGTTCGTTTAAATTTCTCATAATTATGATTCTATAGCTATTTCTAACCATGTTAATATTTTATCTTCTTGTTTAGCCGTTAGCTTAACTTCATCACTTCTAACATTATAAATAGAATTGATTTTAAACTCACAATCTGTTAAGTGACCTTCATAATCTCTTTTTAAATCAAATTCAATAAAGAAGTATAGATCGTTGTCATCATCATCATAAACACATATTTCTTTTTCCACCTTAATAGATGATCCACTCGCACCATCATAATCCCAATCCCAAAGAAATGCACTAATGGTTGGTAAGTTCTCGCACATTTGCGTAATTTGTAAGTCTGTAATTTTCATAATTTAAAGTTTTAATTGTTTGTTTGACAAATATACAAAATTATTTAATATAAAAAAAGCTTTGATATTAAAAAGATTTGTTTATCTTTGAATTAAATATCTAAATATGGATTTGACAAAGCAATTAAAAGAGAGAGGTGTTACTAAAGCAGAAATGTCTCGAAAAATGGGTGTTACATGGAATACGGTAAATAACTGGTGTAATACAGAATGGAAAAGATTGAGTTACACAACACGAGAAAGGATATGTAAACTGTTAGAGGTTGAGGTGTGCTAACGTTAATCGTATATGATTTTTAAAAATTAATAAATAAAAACAGAATAAATTATGTGGACAGAAGTAAGTAAACAGACACCAAAATCAGACCAAAACTATGAAGTGTATGGAATTGTAAATGTAGGTACTAAACACGAAACTAAACAGCAGTTTCAAGCCTACTTTAATACAGAAACCCAAAAATGGGAAAACCACAATTGGGATGATATAAACCCTTGCGATCACGAAGTAAAGTTTTGGTATGATTTTGACCAAGTGAAAGAACCGATGTAATTTTTATTAATTATATACGGTGTTAGCATTAGCGAAGCGTAGTTTTAATTAATGCTAACGTATTGGATAAGAATAGTTGCGAATTAAAAAACACAAAATTATGAGTTACGATGAAAACAGAATAAGCGACCAGATAGATGGAGGATTGCACGAACAAGAGCAATTATTTTTATCTAGTGTTGTGCTTTCGTTGAATTACAACAAGGCAAAGGAATTATTTAATGAACTAATAAACGCTGGTAGAGATATGGAAAGACGAGATAATTTAAACCAACCATACATAAGCGGTGACGAATACTTACATAATGTGCTTGATAGGTACAAACCTCAATGAAGCATAACAGACGAGTGTATGGTTAATAGCGTGGAATTAAGAACTAATTAAATAAAAAGAAATGAATAAAAGTAAATTGTTAAAAGATTTGACAGAAGTTTATGATAATATGTCTGATGATATAGACGAACCAAGAGAAGCACTAGGTTATGTGATAAGCGAATTAAAGCTATTAAATATACATGGTGTTATGCGTAGTTGTTTTGATGCTGGTGTAGAATACCAAAGGCAATTTGAAAGCAAACTATCTGAAAGCTATGACAAACCAAACTTTGAAGAATGGTATCAAAATAATTACGCATAACGTGCCGATTGTATGGCACGTATGAGGCACGAATATGGGCTATACAATATGTTAGCCATCTGGCGCGGGTTAATATAACAAAACTTAATTAAACAACGAAATGGAAGAAAAAAATTTTAGAATAGGAAACTTAATAGAAGAGCCAAAAGGGTTTACACATAAAATAGGAAGAGTGGACGAACTATCCACACGGGTAAGGCACGGACTGAAAATATCAATACCACACCTTACTGGATTTGGATTTGTGGAAGACAATAACGGCAACTACTGGATAGACTTACAAACTCATTATTTAGAACTTATACCCTCAAATGGGTATTGGTATCCCATATACGCCCAAGTGCCTGAAATGAGCCATGAAGATGAACAGCGAGTAAGTACAAATAGGATTGAGTTCGTACACGAATTACAGAACTTGTTTTTTGCGTTAACTGGTACTGAACTTGAAATTAAGGCAGAGCGTAGCACTTGTGGCTAACGTTGAGTGTATGAGCAGTAGCCTACACGAACCAACCAAAGAGAGATAAAATTAAATATTAAACAACTGCAATAGTTAAAAAGCCTGGCAGCTATTGCTTATACACATTGTTAGGTGCTTTTAAAATTAATGAAAAATTTAACAGTAAAAGAGTTAATTGAACAATTGAAAAAGTTTGATGAGAATAAAGAAGTACAAATTGGTGCAGTAGGTTTTTCAAGTAAAGACAGTTGGGATGCTCCACTTGATTTAGAAGAACTTACAGTAGATGAGTTTAAAGGAATTGTTAGGATAAACTTTAGTCTTTACGGTTAATTTTTATTGCACTTAACGGCTAAGGCTATGAATAGTTTATTTACGGATTAAAAAAACAGAAACAATGGAAGAAATAACAAAAGAATTAAATAGTGCTACAGAGTACTTACGAGCAATGAAAAAAAGCGGACACCATAAAGGTGATTGCGATAATATATTAATGCACCTTGCTAACATAGAGGACTTAGTAAATAAATTATTTATAGCCAATGTTAGCGTTTCGTTTATAGAACAAGTAAAAAAGCAAATAGAATACCACGAAGAACAAGAAACCAACCGAAGCAAGGTAAAAGATTATAGACAAGCAATATACCACGACAACAGGCGAGGTGCTTTAGAGGACTTATTATTATGGATTAAGTTAAATGAACGCTAACGTATTGCTATATGATTAGTGCGGAATTTAAACACGAAATTTAATTATGAAAACGGAACTACGAGAAAAGGTTTGGAAGAAATATGATTGCAAATGTTCCTATTGTGGCGAAGATTTGCAATACAAGAAAATGCAAGTTGACCACATAGAGGCTAAATACTTGGGAGGTAAAGACGATATTGAAAATTACAACCCATCTTGTAGGCAATGCAATTTCTATAAAAGTACATTTAGCCTTGAACAATTTAAACAGCAATTAGCCACAATAACTGAAAGGATTAAGAAACCATTTATAGTAAGACTTGCAATGAAGTATGGTATTATTTCTTTCAAACCTTTTGATGGTAAATTTTACTATGAAAAACTGAACGAGCATTAATTATATAGCGTGTTGTAGCATCGTTTTAATGTGCTACAACGTTAAAATGTATGGTTAGTTGCGTAGAATTAAATAATAAACTTAATAAAAATATAATGGATTCAAAAGAAATATTAAAAAGATACTGTAAAGCGAAGTATGGAAATGAAATAGTTATAAAAACCTATGACATTCAAGAAATTAAGCAAATAATAGACTTTACACAGCAATTAAATATACATAGTGTTAGCCAACAACGTGAACTGTTAATTGGCTTATTGACAAAACTTGAAAATGGTGGTGGAAGTGCCTTTATTGATAAAGAACAGATTGTAGATGATTACTTAAAAGCCAATTAATTGTGGCTAACAATAGTATATAGTTAACTAACAATCACATAACTAATTGATAATGAACTACGAACGTGTAAATTTAACATATAACGTGTATTGGTATTTTAAGGATCATCCACACCTGAAGGTAACAAGATGCAAAAAGGTTATTAATACTAAAACTAATAAGATGTTAACTTATGGTGTTCGTGGTTTTAATATTGGTGGTAAGTATTATAAAAGGCATGAATTAAATAAAATGCTAATTAACATTAAATTTGAATCATGCCCTTTTTAGTGCATAATTGCGTTTATGCAGTTTATAAGGAATAATCTAATACAACTTCATCACGATCCTTATTCCATTCAAATTTAAAAGGTGAATGTATCTTATTACCATCTTCTTTATAATTAAACATTTCAAACCCACTCATCCCTTTTTTAAAGTTTGTCTGTACCCATTCTGAACTAGGACTAAATGCAGGGTAATTATAGTAATCAAATTCATCTGAAGTACTTTCATCAAATATCTTTTGGTGTGAATCACCTTTACTGAACTCAATAATATAATCGTGTAACTTATATTCTTTAATATAGTTGCTTATCTTTTCTATTTGCTTAGTTTCTAAGATTGGTTTAAAGCCGAATTTAAGATGCTTGTCGTCTTTACCGTGAGTTAGTATAAAACAATTCTTACCATAAACGTAGTGGTTTATAAATCGCCTCATATTGTTTACTTTAACATTAGAATATCTAATTTCTATAAATTTTTTAAAACTAGAATTAACAACATATCCAAATGAACCTGCATGGTTATCATTACAAATGTTATTACAAATTATGCGCTCATAATGTTTCGCTAAATTATCAATTAGTTTTATCTTAAACCCCAAACCAACATCGAAAGCTTTTTCATTATCCATGTTTTGAGGAAGTGAATGACCCTTTCTAGTTGTCTCACCATCCCAACCATCCATAAAATCACCTAACTCATCTATAATTAAAGTGTTCCCTTTCTTGGTTTCTAAAGTGTGTGCTACCATTAAAGACAATCTTCGTTCTATTTCATCCTCATCCCATTTACCACCATACAAAGAATGACCGTTTTTATTAGTTGTCATACCTATATGTACATCTGTGTAAACTAATCTATCAAATGTAAAAACGCCAGTATCTTTGATAATTGGCATTAATTTGATTGGTTTAGAGTACTTAGACATTATTTTATCAAAGTCTATAGAGTCCTCTGTAATTTCTATTTGTTTTGGTGCGTATTGAATCCATTGTTGACCCGTTGTTTGTGAAGTTGATATTTTAATTATCTCAAAATTATCAGGTACTTCTATTGGTTCACTCTGTAGTTTTTCTAAAGTAGATATTACAGCACCATCTTTATTAAGCTTCTTTTGTGTTTTAACAAAATTTCTTTTATTAGGCTTTGGCACACGACCCAACAATGTTAATTGTTCGATTGTTACGTAATACTTTGGATTTCCGTGTTTTGTCTTTTGCCTTACTTGGAATCCAAGTTCAAGAGCTTCTAAAGAAGTTAGTCTTACCTTTTGTTTCATGTTTTAGTTTGTCAATTTATATGTTTACTTTTTTATCGTTTTGTCAACTTATATATTTACCACACTTTAACAGCTATAGTGGCTTTAGCGTCTAAGTTCCTAGTGAAGTCGTTGTATTGAACACCTACACCTATAATTAGTTTATTTTTAATCTGAAGCATTGCTCCGAGTTCTGGATTGATTTGCGAAGTAATTGGCATTGATCCATAAAGAAATAAACCACTAGCGTCACGAGTTATAATCGTTTCTGTGGTCGTTTCTACTTTTGGGAAGGTGATAATGCCTTTAACGTCATAAAGTTCGTTAGCGGTTATCGTAAGCATTGCTTTAGCCTCATTACTTAGAAGTTCCACCTCAAATTGGGATGAAGTAATCGTATTTTCGCTAGGCTTGTCTTTGTAAATAATAGAATCTTTACCTTTGATCGTTTTAGTTTTCTCAATATAAACAGGTTTAGGTATTTCTTTTATTGATACTGTATTGATAGTATCATGTACTATTTCTACTTTAGTTACTGTAGTAGTTACTACTCTTGGTTTTTCTTCGCATTGCTTTAATAAAGCAAATACAACTATAGCACCTGCTACAACCCACCATAAACTAATCTTCATAGGTTAGTGATTTACAGTATTCGTAAAAACAGTATTTAGTATCTTCCATATTAATTTAATTTATAGTTTAATTGAGACATTAAAGCATGGGTTTTTTTCACTGAATATTGTTGTCCGTAACTAATTATATTAACAATATCTATATCTACTGCGTCAATATAAAATCCGTGTATTTGTTCTATATCATAATCAAAAGGAATAAAAACCTCTTCATCATCATCATTATAAGCTAACATTTGTAAATTCATATCTCGTATTTATGTGATAAAGTTAGTTATCGCTTATTTCATTTCAAAATGAGGTGTATCTATAAATCCGTCTGGCTTATCATTACCGTTAAAATCACCACCCCACCTATTACGAGAATTTAAAGACTCCCAAAAATCACCAAGAACTTTTATTTTGTGAAAGTCATATGTAAGTTTGCCATTTATGAAGAAATTAAAATCAACGGCTAATCTGTTTAAATGTTTAGAGTTTAATGTTTGGCTTTTACCTTCTGATTTAAGTCTTTTCTGCTCTTCTAAACTTCTCCATGCATGACCAAAAGTTAATTCTATATCTATAGCATAGGCAAATTCAATAAGTAAACCGATGTTTTTTGTAAAAATTCTTTGTCTTTGGCTTAATTTCATTCTAATATTTTATTTAAGTGAAATATTATATTAAATGATATTACTAATGCAGCTATAAGTTCACCTAAACCAACACTATAAAAATTTAATATAAATGCTAAAAGAAATCCTACAATTCCTACAGCACTACCAATGTACGAAAATTTATTCTTATTATAGAATATTATCTCAGAATAAGCTGTTAAAATAGCTAAACCTGTAAAAACCATGTGTAAATTTTCAACTAATACGTTTGGATGCGTTACTGGTGTGCATAAGACACCAATGAATAAAAAGCCTGTGATTCGGTTTAAATGTTCTATTCTTATATTGATGCCTAATATATTAAAAAGTGCTTTAAACTTATCTTTAAACGTAAAAGAACGTATTAAAAAGATACTAGAAATAGAGGATAATGTTGCAAATAATAAAGGCTCTTCTAAACTTCGTGCGTATTGTGACCAACTAGGATATAAATTTAAGCAAACCATTAACGTTGCTATTGATAAAGATAGTATTGTTAGTATTAAAATTATTAGTCTCGCACCCTTCATGGTTAATCTTTTAGTACTGTAACGGTAAAATAAGAATCTTTTAAAGCTATTAATTCATGCGGCTGACCTGCGATAAATATAAATTCCTCACCAGCTTCATAATCTATATTTGATACCCTTTCAAAAATATTACCTATTTCTATGTAATTAATTTCGCTACAATCCTCATGTAAATGTAAACTAAATTCACCACCTCTCATCATGCGAACCTCAAAAATCAATCTCTTTTCTGTAGAGTAAATCTTTTTTACAGCCAACTTTTCGTTAATATTCTGCATGATGTTTAACTCGAATTTATCAAGTTCATCAAAAGTGTATATCTCTTTTTGTTTACCGTTTATTTTATCTAACAATTCTTTAAGTTCACCTGCTTGTTTGTAAAAATCTCGCATAAGTTCGTGCCTATCGCTTCTGCTCCTATCTACCTCAAAACCGTAATTATATTTTTCTTTTTTAGGTTTAGCACACATCATTTTCGGTCTTTTATAATATCCTTCAATTGTGTAAATACAATACTCCATTTTTCAGACATAGTATATAAGTCTTTATTATTTTCTTTCATGTCGGATTGGTGCGAGTCGATAACCTCTCTTATCCTTTCGTCTTTATATTTTAAATCCTGTTTTAAAGATTTTCTATCAATGATTAAAAACCATATCACAACAGCCATTACCGCAAATACAGATATTTCTTTTATGTTTAGTAGGGTTTCTAGTATTTCAGTCTGTTGCATTGTTTATTTTTTTTTAGCGTCCTTAATAGCTGATACTGCAAAAGCTAAGGATAAATATGATGCCGGGTTTGTTCCTATATCCCAACCCGTTAAAGCTGTTAATGACTCTGCAACGTCTGGTGCTATAATTAATATAACTGATATTAACAATATTATAGATGTAGACCATATCCAAATAGGTAAGCTTTCCGTTTTGTAATTAGACCAGAAAACTTTAGACATTACTAATTTTTTTTTAAAAATATGTTCCCTAAAAGCTATTACATTATACGAAACAATACCTAGTAAACCCATTCCGAAATTGGTAAAAAATTCTAACATTATTTATTATTTATTATTAATTGAAATAAAACCTCTTCTAAATCTTCATTATGCCTATCATCCCATTTATAAAATATAAACTTTACAAACGTTTCAAAATAATTATCAAAACTTATATGATTTAATTTTACATAATCTAAATAAGCTTTAACATGATCCTCATTAGGTGTTACTTTCACTTTATCGCACCTTTCAATAAACGCTTTTAATAAATCTACTATCATATTTTTATATTAACGTTATCTTGTTGGCATTTAGTTTGTATTAAATCCTGTCTAATTGCGTCCATTGGTGTTATTTCTACACCGTTGTTTAATAGTTTCTTTTCTACTCTCCAATGAGCGTTGTTTAATATCACGGGTACATCTTTAAAATCAAAATCTTCTATTGACTTTATTTTTAAAGTTCTAGATAAACTATCACAACCGTTACCAAATTCTATATTTGTAATAGGATTAAACAACAGCCATGTTTTAGATGTGCTATATCTAATGGTTACAATTTCCGCTTTAGGCTTATTTAAAAGCTTCTTTAAGTTAGTTATTTGCGTTTGCAAACTATCTACTATAAAATTATCAATTGGTGTACCTGTAAACGTTCCTGAGGGCGTTAAAACTTTTACATCCTTAGTTTTGTCTAAAGAATAAATGTAAGCACCGTAAAGAACAGCCTTATCATTTAATGTAAACCTTTGAGGTAATGTGTCACCATTTGCTGTTATGTAAATGTACCTGCCACTTCTGATAATATCTGTTTGTGAAAAGCAATTTAACGCTAAAGCTAAAAACATGTAAAATAATAGTTTTTTCATAATTTGTTTATTTTGTATTTATTCAAATATACAAAAATATTATAACACTTGTTTTTTAAGCGAAATTAACTAAGTAAATATTTATGATTAAAGGTATTGAAACGGTATAAACTATATCTAAAAAACTAAACCCTGTCTTTTTACCTTTACTTAATAATGGTTTAATTATACCTGTAGCATCGTTAAATTCCTTACCTAATGCAAATACAACCGTAAGTATTAAACCTATATCTGAATTAATAAAATACCATCCTAGAAAATATATAATCAATCCTGCTATTACGTGTTTTATTTTATCTTTTTTCATAATTCTTGATTTGCGTTGGTCATGCACGTTCTTTTTTTTTGACCCGTTGTGTGGTTGTACGTATAACACGCGCTTGTGTGCTTTGGTGCTTCGCCTTCCTTAACTGTGTGTACTACTGGCATAATTTTGTTTTTAAAAAGGGTGCGTTAACACCCTGTTAATTTTATAATTCTCCGTTTCCTGGTGGGTTAGATTTCTCTAAGCAAAGCGCCTTTGCATCTGCAAGGCTTCCAGATTTACCAATCATAATACCAAAATAACTTTGACCTCCGTTATGACTTACTTGCTCGTAATAGATACCCCCTACGTTTACAACCTTGTAAAGAGTTACAAAGCCATTTACAGTAGTTGTCCAACTACAAAGATTTGTACTTCTTGTTTGTGGTAAATCTTTAACGTCACTAGGCTTTTCAACGTTCAAAGAACTTTTAGAAAAATCGTCTAAAACAATTTCTGAATTTGCGTCCTCAAAATTAACGCTGTCTTTGTCGCAAGACGTAAAACTCAATCCGATAATCAATAATAAAAAAATGTACTTCATAAATATATTTGCCTGTTTTTTTTAGGACTTGTTTAGTTACTAATTTTTATAGCTTAGTCATATCTACCCTGTAAATCCTATTTTCATTAACAACGCCATCTTTAAACCCTGTATCTGAATTAAACAACAAAATATCTAAACTAGGAATTAAAGTAATACCCTCATTATCGAAACCTATTTTATACGGATATTGGTAAGTTTGTATAACTGTCATAGTATTATCAACGTGCGCAAATTTAGAACCAAATTGCAAGTTAACCCAATACGTATCATCACGGCTATCGTGTTCAATTCCTTCACTAACATTTAATCCGAAATTCATTGAAATTGGTGTACCCCAAGTTACACCACTTAATGTCAATTCTATAAAGTGAGTTTTAGAACTCCCAGAAAAAATAAGTTTATCATCTGTGGAATTATACGCTAAAGAACCAGCAGGAGTTCCATCTCCATAAGGGTCAAAACTTAATTGCTCATTAACTAAAGAATTATCGGTTAAATCGTAAGTTTTTAAAGTCGTACCGTCCATAGCATAAAGATAATCTCTTAAACCATCGTAAGCGATCCCTTGCGTAGCTGGTAAGTCTAGTTTACCTTTATAAAATCCTAAACTATTATATTTATAGATTTTACGTTCTGGCGTTGAAACGACATAAAGCAAATCTCTTGAAGCGTCATACGTTAATCCAGTGTTAGCATTATCAAAAGCACCTTCAAAAACTATAAAACTACTTAATTCGCTAGGTAGTGAGTTTTGTGTTTCAATACTTAAATCTGTAGCTTCTTTATAAAAATCAAAAGCGTACATAACGCCCGACCAATTACTCGAAGTACTTCGACCTTTTCCAAACCTAATTGAATTTAGTAATGCTGACCATTTACTGCTTGTACTTGTAACCGTTCCAACTATAACACCGTTGGCGTAAATTGTTGCAATACCGTCCAAATACGAAACACCTATTTTTAAACGTCCGTTAACGGGCGTTGAATAAAAGCTGTTTGAATTATTATCCCCAGCAACATTTGTGGCTAAATTCAAAGCACCAGTGTTTAAGTAACGAAGTTCTATTTTATTTGATGATGTATTGTCATCAATTGTGAACACCGTAGAAGTAGCATTATACTCGTTATTGTAGTTAAAGAAATCTATAACAAAAGCGAAACTATCTTCGCTTTCAAATAAATTTTGTACGATAGTAACGTCCTCTAATTCTAGTTGATCTTCGTTTCTGCTTAAAGCGCCAGCAGTAGTTGGAATATAAGAACTACCTAAAACACCAGCCTCCAACTGTGGAGTATTTACAACACCGCTAGGTGTTATAGTTAGAGTTCCCGCAGTAGCAGTAAATGTTTTAATAACTTTGGTTTTATTATCAACGCCAACCAATACTTCAGTAGATGTGCCACTTAAAGTGATAGTACCAGTACCATAAAATGAAATCGTGTAATCTTGTGCTAACGTTGTGAAATTTTCAGTTGCAAATGTTTCAGAATTAACTAATAAATTTGTTGCATCAGCTTCTAACAAAATGCCTTTTCGGTTAGTTGCATAATCAATTCTAATCCTTGCAGAGCCTAAAGTTTGCATTGTTTTTAACTTGTCAATATAAGTACCGTTTCCAATACGTATAAAGTCTAAATCAATTGGCGTTCGGCTCGGTATTGCGGATTTATACAAGCTAATATCCCTAAAATAATCTTCTGAAGTTATTGACAAAGTTGGCTCATTGATTTTAGCCTGTTCGCCATATCTTGACAAAACCAATTCATCGTTAAGGGTTATAAAATCCTCGGTTAAAGTCACAGCAGATATAGGTATGTAAGGAGGTAATGATATACTGTTTGCAATATCATTTAATTTACTATCTACATCATTAAATACGGCTTGAGAATTAACACCTGTTAGCACTACAAAACTAGAATCATCTACAACCTCATTAGCAGAATCAAAAGCATCCGCTTCTATATCATTAGGATCATAAACAGCTTTAGTCATATCACCACCACCACCGCCTTCATTAAAATACGGTAAACTATTCCATGCAGTTACACCGTCACCCCTTTTTGTTTTTAGAGTATCGGTTTCATCACCTTGTTCGTGTAAGTCTAAAACAGGATTAACAGTTGACCATTCTAAAGCCGTACCTGATCTTGTTTGTAATAAATCTATTCTTGGCATTTTTTTATGTTTTTATGGTGTACCACCGTTTACTATTCCGTCAAATCCTTCGTTATTACCATTTTTAGATAATACAGGTTGTAATGTTATTTCTTTTCCTTCTCTTGAGACCACTATAGTAACCTCTTTTATTTCTCTTGTTACCGTTATCATGGTCTTGTGTACTGCTTTAAGATAGTGTATTCAACTCTTGTGTAAGTATGTCTTTTTCCATTAACATCTGTTATTTTTAAATCACCTAAAAAACTACCATATGGTAAATTATTACTAGTAGCATCGACCTCATCTATATAAAAGTTGTCAGCATCTACTATAGTTATACCACTGCTATTACTTATATCTATAATCTTAATATCTCCGTTAAATATTTGCATCTTTATAGTTGCTGTAGTTAGGTCTATATCCTCATTAGTGAAAGCAAATGATGTTTTACTAATAGTATCACCTTGAACTATATATTCACCTTCAAAAGGTATTTTTAATATTGTTATACTCATGGCGTTCCTCCGTTTATTCCTTTTGCGTTTATATAATCTATTAAATCCGTTTGGTTTGTTATTGTTCCACTTATAGAACCCCAATCAACAGCACCATCAATAGTGAAAGCAATATAACCTAAATCAATAAGCCTTTGCTCTAATTGTATTACCGTTGGGTATGTTTCAGCACCACCACCAACTGTATCATCGTAAATAATAACATCAGAAAACAAGAAACCTTTTTGAGCGAAAACAACTCGTCCTTGCTCACTTCTAACCTTCATATAATCACCATCAAAAATAGCAACTAGGTCACTAGCAGAATATTCAAATTCTTTCCAATAGTGCCAGAAATTTTTATTTCCTTTTTTTCTTATTGTTAGTGTCATTATAATTTACCGTTTGAAATTCTATGTATTTGAACTTGCTTCTTTCCTAAACTAAGAGACCCAACATCTACGCTTAAAAACATCTGACCTCCATTCGCTAAAAATGTCGATAAAGAGAAAAGGTTATTTGTTGTACTTATTGAATACGGAACGCTTTTACCCGTTACAAAAAAGTTTTCAACTATTACATTTGTAGGAGTTGCGCCACCTCCAATATCAAAATTAACTTTCAACTCTGTTGGGTTTCCTGTCTCGCTTAATACTCCTAAATCCAATCTCACTGAATATCCATCACCTAAAACTATTGGTGTCATTTTACTTGTTGCAACATCCCAAAGTTCAGAGAACCCACGAATTTCGTGAGGTAAATAATCTGAATTGCTCGTCGCTCCTAATCCGTTTATAATAAGTTTAGATGGTGTGGTAGTTATCGTTTGTCCTGCAACCTCGTCGTCAGCGTATAAACCCCATCCTAGAGTATTGTACATAACTTGTATATCGTCAGCAGAAACATTAGTACTAGGGCTAGTGTAAAGCGGTACAATAGTATTGTTTCTACTTGCTAGATTTAGCATTACACCATCAATATAAAGATAAGTGGTTAATTTTATTGTTTCAGATGAGTCTATTCTAAATTGAAACGTAATTACGTCATCCTTATCAAATATATAGTTAACATCGCTTTGGTATCTAACCCAAACATCAAACTCATTTAGTGGTAAGTCAGCAATATCACTACCAATCGAGTAACTTTGTGTATCAAAAAGAATAGCGTTTTTGTATATTAAAACAGAACCGTTTACAACCTCTAAATCAAGATTTTTCTTTATATACCAACTTATTTGATATTCACCGTTAATAGGTGCTAAAGTGTTTTGAGTGCTATTTGTTGCCGTAATAGCACTTAATGGTACGTTATTCTCTATTTTCAACGAACTTCCTGAAGAAACAAAATTATTTGAATCTAAAGTTGCTGTTCCTGTACCACTTGAAATACTCCATGTACCATCATTAAAATCTAATAATGGGTCTACATAGTTCTCTGCGTAATTCTGTCCGTTCCTTCTATCTATTTTAAATGCCATATCTTATAAATTTGATGGGTATGTTACCGTGAATTTAACTATCTCACCAGGCTGTATGCTATTTGCAAAAAGCAAAGTGCTAGATGCTGAATTAGAAACCTCTAAACTTATGTTTTCATATCCAAAAGCGTCCTCTATAAATCCTACTCCGATAAAATCAAAACCATTTAAACATTCATAATTAACATCGGATATTAACAATGATGGCGATGTAATACTTGCACCAGCGTTCTTTATAACACCACCCATTGTTATACTTCTACCAACCTTATAAACGTTAATATTATATGTTATATCAGGGTTTGCACTTGTAAAAATAGACTGTGCAGCCTGTGTCTCATTTACAACACCACCATAAACTAACTCTATAATAGAGTTTGGGTCAGTGTGCATTGTCTCTCTGTGTTGACTCGAAGGTAATTGCGTACCATCAGGCAACTTAGTATTTATTAGTGATATATAATCTGCTTTACTCATGTCTATTATGTTTCTGTTCCGTTTCCAGAATTATATTTTGTTGTTATATCTGCATCCGTAAGTTCATATCCTTTCCAAATTCTTAGAATATCCATTAAACCACTATACCTGTTAGCACCACTTAAATCATCTGACTGTTGACCTAATATAACAGCTTGTGTTGTTGGAGGCATACCAATGTAATTACCTGTTTCTGCTGAAGCAAAACTAGCCGTTACATTATCAACTTTCATTTTTAATCCACTAGCATTACCACTACCATCATAAGTTACAACTATTTGTTGCCATCCACCTGTTGTTATAGTTGCATTATCAGCTATACCTATTCTATTACTAGCATCCGTATAAATAAAGAATTGTAATACACCACCTTGTATAAACATTCTATATTCTAAATCACCTGTACTAGCATTGTACTTATTTAATATACGTCCAAAATTAGCAGTTGGGTTTACCCAAACCTCTATTGAGAATGCACCACTACCTAAGTTTAGTTCACTAGTGCTTGGAATACTTACATACTCATCTGTAGAACCGTTATTAAATTCGTAACACTTATCTATTAATCCTACTTGGTTAATTAAAGCATTTACTATTGTTCCATCATTAGAGCCTTTACTATCTACAGCAGTTGTTCCACTTATTTCATTAAACTTATAGAACATAATTAAATTATCGTCTATAGGATCGGATATACCTGTGTTGTAATCTGTAGCACTATAATCAACAACACTATAATCAGCAGCTCTTAATGTAAACGTCCATGTGCTATTATCTATTATTGGCTCATTATCTATACCTAAACCACTGACTAAACCACCTGTTATATTAACATAATAATCATCATCAGAATACGTTAAACTAGTTGGTATTGTTAAGGTGTTACCACTAACACTCATGCTTGTTTCATTGAATGTGGTTTGTAGCGTTCCTAAACTATTAAAAATAGTTATACTACCTGTGTTTAATGTTATATCTACATCAGTGTCAAAAGAAACCTCAAGGAATGTAGTTCCTGTTGAGTAGCTTCCAAATGGCACATAATTCACTATACTGAAACCTTCAAATATCTGGTAGTCATAATCGTAAGTATCACTACCGTTAAAGTATGCAGTGAATGTAGCTTTAAATAAATTACTCTGACCAATACGTTCACCTTGCTCTAATACAGGTTTATTAGTTACTCTCTTTCCATCAATATAAATAATATCATGTGAAAGCACTTCTTGTAACCTTGTAAAAGTAAATGAATCAATATTTTCTACTAAGAATGATTTAGCTATCTTGCTTAGAAATCTTGTGGATATGTTGTTTTTTGTAGATATTTGGTAGTACTCACCGACCTCACTTGTATTGCTGTACCCATTAAATTTCATGGACAGCCTTATAGATTGGTAGCATCCTGCCTCTACGTAGCTTAACCCCTCTAAGTTGGAGTTGTTAGTGTAATCTAATCTATATGTTTTCTCAGGACTTCCATTAGTTATCTTTAATGGTCTAGTGTAGTAAGAAACGTCAGAGGTGTCTTGAACTATCTTTATTAGAATAGCTCTACCGTAAAAAGTGGATGGTATATTAACCAACTCTATTTTACATTGTGTATCACCATTAGCGTCCGTAAACTCTTCTATGAATATATTGCTTGTGATGTCTAAAAGATTATTGTCACAATTATCAACTAAGTAAGCAGTAAAATCACTAGATATGCTTATACCACCTTCGTAATTGGTCATCTGAAGATATGGTTCATCAGTAAATAGCTGTATTACCGTGTAGTACGATATACCGCTATCCTTGAACTCATTATCAGTTAAGGCTTCGCTTATACTATTATATAGTTTTAAGAAACTGTAATCCATTTACAAATCTATTAGTGCTTGTGCTAAGTCGTTTGCATTGTCAAAAGTCTCTTCTTGAACTATAAACTTATCATATTTGGTAAAATTAACAATTTTAATCTGATTATCATCATAAATAGTGAAAAACTTTCCGTTTGCCTCGTAAAATATTTCACTTAGTTGGTCTTGAGTATATCCAACCTCATCTATGTATATGATACCACCAACTTTAGTTATTGTTATAAAGTCAGTGTTTCTACGCTCCTCGCCTGAGATGCTTAGAACCTTCGTAGCCCATGTATAGCCTAGCTTCATTGGGTATAATCTCTTTATATCTCCGTTGTTTCCTTGCACTCTTACAAAGCCACCAACAGTATCTATATTTTGGTATTTCTGAATTAAATCTAAAACATCGTCATACTCTGCAATAACATCAGTATTATACATTTTAGGACTTAATATCGGTAATTGTATTGTCTCTAGGTTTATATCACCATTTTCAGTGTAAACTTCACCACCTTCAAATTGAGTAACTAATAACCCGTTATTCTTAAACTCGGTATTCTTAGGGTTCTCATCAATATATGTTGCACATGTATTAATGTAAGACTCCCACTCAATTAAGTTACGTCTTATAGTGTATTTAAGATTACCAAAGTTATTAGGGCTTAATAAGTTTTCAATCAAATCAAACCCTTCGTTAGTTCTGTTTACGTATTGAACATTCTCTAAAGGATAGCTAACTGTTGTTAGTCTTGGTATTGTATCTGTTACAGGTGTTATAGAAACAGGTGTTAATGTCACAATAGTATTCTCTATCTCAAAAACAATGTAGTCACCAATATTAATACCATCATCTATACTGAAAGTAGAACCTATATTAAAACCTAACAATCCCCAACTCGGAAGGTCTGCCTCTTTTAATAACTGTAAATTACCATCATCATTTACATTATGAGTCATTGTAGAAGTGAAACCACCTCTAGTACTTGGTGCTAAGTTTACAGCATCCATGCAGTGAATCTTATCATCACCATCTAAAGCAGTTGTTTCCTTAAATTGCTGTCTCCTTATAGACTCTATTGCAAACGGATCGAATATGTCATCAACCTCAATCTTCTTAGTATTCTTTACTCTTGTGTTATTGATTGAGAATTGAGCCTCTGTATGTACAGCATCTAAAGTATTAGATTCATCCCTGTCTTTCTCATAGGTTTTAAACTTATATTCAAGAACGTTTACAGCATACTTTTGATTGTATGACATCTCAAAATCATCGCTAGGTATAGTTATAAAACCACCGTTATCTACATTGTCGTAAAACTTATTGTACGGTAACGCAAAAGCATCTGTTTCATTAACCTGTAAATCACCATTAGTTAAGTTTTGAAAACTCTCTTTACGGTCTTTTAAATCAAAGTAAAACGGAACATCATCTCTTTGTCTTATTAGATTACCACTAAACGCTAGTAAATCATAGTATTTGCCACCAAAATCGAAGTCAGGTGCTATAATATCCATACCATTTACAGCCTTTAAGCTATATCTAAGTAAATCACCATATCTAACAGCCTTTATAACCGTATCTATTGATGTTGATGTTGCTTGTATATCTATATTAAACTCAGTAATATTAAACGATGTATCTCCACCACCAACAAAACCAGTATCTTGTTGTATATATATTAAGAGCCTAGTACCTCTAGTCATATTAAGACCATCTATAGTAAAAGTGCCTTGTATATTTATTTCTGGATCTAAATCAGTTATAAGCTCAGTAAAGAAGTTGTCAGATTCAATTGATGTGGTTATAGGGTTTTCAAAATCTTCTACAATCCTGTATATTAAAGACGCTCTAGCACCCTGTCCGCTAAAATCACCAAACAACTTTTTAAACACACCAGAGAAATCTATTGATATACTTAAATCCGTAAAATCATCTAACGCATCTATAAACCCAAAATCACCTACATTATTTTCTACACTTGTATAAGTATTTAAGAATGACAACGTATTATCTATACCGTAACCTATTACATTATTTGAACTTGCATAATAAACAGAACCACTACCACCAGATTGAAAAGGGTGAAAAAACGTCTTACCGCCTACTTGACTCCACTCACTTGCTTGTATTACAGGTTTAGCTTTTAAAAGCATATTAACTGTTTCTATTGGTGTTATTGTGTTTCCATCTAAATCTTCATCTGCAAAGCCATTCACTTTTGTATCAGCCCTCCTTTTACTGATAGCTCGGTTAGTATTCTGAACGACTTTACAGTTGAAGTATGTTAACTCGTCAGTTTTAGCACCTTCAAAATTTAATTCACCTAAGATAAACTCTATTCCATTACGCTCTAATATGTATTCTATTTGTGATTGATACCCGTAGTATTTGTTATACTCAAATAAATATTCAATAGCGTGACCTAAATCATCTACTATTAATCCATTTGGTAGTTGGTAAGGCTCGTCTGCTCTCTCGAAGAACCCTTTGTAAAATTCAAGGTCTATCTCTTCACTCATGTAAGAAATGTCTCTAGCATACATACCATCTTGTTCTATAACGAACTCAGCACCATCGAATTTAACAGGTTCGCTTATTTGTATGCGACCAGTATCATCACTCTTGAAGTTGAGAAAATGTTTAAACTCTTTTAAATTTAAAGGATTGCCCATTTATACTATGCCACCACGCATTTTTAATATGTTATTTTGTCTGTTTGTTTCTGATCCTTTCTTACGAACACCTGTATAGAAACCATTCTTATCTATATTAACAACACTAGACTCTTTATTAACTATCTCACTCCTCATTGCCCTTATTTCCTTCACAAAGTCAGCTTTCTTAATACCACCACCATTTATATTTACAACGGGTGTGCTTGTTCTTAACATCTCTCTATATGGTAATATATCATTTCCTTCTAAAACACCACCTAACTCCTTCTTAAAGTACTCCTCATGGCTTGAGTATATCTTGTCACCTGCACTTAACCATCTATGGTTTGCTTTACCCTCACCTGTACTCTTAATATTACCTGCCCTATCCGTGTGTATCTCAGGTCGTTTCTCATCTACTTTAGCCCAACCTTCAGGTGCATTTGATGTACCTCTAAAGAACTCTGGTACTGGTGTACTTGCTACTATTGCTAATTGTGCTGCTCCAATAGCACCTATAGCCGCAACTAACGGTATAGCTGCTGGAAATCCAACATTTGCAATTGTAGCTAATATTCCTTGAGCAATATCAATAGCTATATTAAACATAGCTGTTTCTTTTTCAGCTTGTGCTTGTTTTTGCTGTATCTCTCTACGTCTTTCCTCGTACTGTCTCTCTATTTCCTCTCGTCCTGATGCACTATCACCTGCAAACTGTAGTGCTATATCTCTCTCTTGCTCTAATCTATATAATTGATTCTCGAAATAAGCATCTTGGTTTTGGTTTAAGAAATTAAAAGCCTCTTGACCAACTTCCATTATAGATGTTGCCCACGCAGCCCATTTTACCTCGCTATTATCTATAGCTTCCTCAAAAGCATCAAAATCTAGTAAAACTTCACCTAGAAAGTCAAAACCTGCCTGACTAAAGAAATCTTCTTGAAACGTTTTAAAGAAATCTTTAGATGATTCTCTCAGTGCGTCTATTGTTTCAATAGCCTCTTCCATGTGGGCTTGAAGGTCTGGAAATTCAGATGCTAACTCTCCTAGCTCGTCTTTAGACTCTTTCAACCCACCCGTTAATCCCTTTAGTGAAAACTGTAAAAGACCTATCATTTTATCATAGAAATTCCACTTAGCACTACCTACTTCTGTTTCTGATTTTAGTTTCTGTAAAGCGGATATTTGTTTACCAAATGCTATTTCTGAATTGGTAGCTCCATTTATTACTTCTTTTTCTTGCTTTAATTTCTTTTCAGTTGTTTCAATAGCTTCTTCCTCCGCTTCTATTTGTTCTTGCGTCTTTTTTATAACACTATCTATACCTTTTATTCTAGCGAAAGTAGTTGCGATTACATTGTCGGATAAGCCTAAATATTGTCTTGATAGGCTATCTATAAATTTCTGAGCGTCTGCACCACTTCCGTTAAAATCTTCAATCTCTTTAACTAATTCCCTAGTGCTTTTAGCCGCTTGTTCAGCACTAACACTATACTCAATTCCATTAGAAACAAACTTACCGTTCTCCTCCATTCTTTTTGCTAAACTTTCTTCCAAAGCAAATCTCTGAGTTAACGCAGCGTTTATTCTAACTGTAGCGTCTTTAAATGAGTTTAATTTCTCTACTTGTTCTTTTTGTTTATCTGCGAATCTATTTTGTGATTTTTCAAATTCTTTTACAGCTTCACTTGTGAACGCTTCTTTTATCTCACTGCCAATATCTTTTATGCCCTCTAATAAACCACTCATAAAAGATAGAACACCTTTAAAAGTAGTTTGTATAATTGTATCATCGCCTGATATATCTCTAACAAACATACTCCACGCATTAGAAAGCCTTGTTTGAGCTGCCTGTAATGTATCTATCTTCTCAACAGCCTCTATACCATAAGCTTTTTCTAACTGAATAGCGAATTTAGGAAGTGCGTCTTTGGAAAGAATTTCACCTGCTTTTAGCATTTTATCCAACTTAGATGTAGAAACACCTATAGCGTCAGCCATTATACCAAAAGCACCAGGTAAACGTTCACCTAACTGTCTACGCAACTCCTCTGTGGTTACTTTACCTTTGGATAACATTTGTTCTAACGCTAAATAAACACCACTTAACTCGTCTGTTTTTAAACCTAAAACACCTGCTGCTTTTGTAACTGTTCCAAATATTCTTTGGGTTTCAGCTAATGATATATTAGATTGTCTTGCAGCAGCATCAAATTTTATATATCTTTCTGTTGTTGTTATTAAATTAGTTCCATAGTTTTGAGTTATCTCATCTAAAAACTCTTGAGTCTGACCAAGCTCCACTGCATCACCTATTGTTTTCTGCATTGTAAATCTAAATGCGTCAAACTGCTTCGCTAAATTAAACACGTTTTTAGTAAGGTCTCGTATCACCGATAATCCGCCAACTATACCAAACGCTCCTAATAAGTTTTTAAAACCAGATACAGCTCTACCTAGACCACCTTTAGCGAAATTTGATGTAGCCTTATTAGCCTTATTAATTTGACTAGATAATCTGTCATAGTTTTTTTGTGCCTTTATAGTTAAAGCATTATCTTTCCCTTTTACTATAATTAAATCTTGTAATATTTTTTTAGCTTGTTTCTGTCGTGCTATTAATTTAGCGTAAGCACCTACTATTTTACTTTTAGACTGAGCCTCTAAGTCACTAGCTCTTTTTAACGCTCTTTGATTCACCACCTCTTGGCTTGTAGCTTTGTTTGATTGTGCTCTTACATTTGCAAGTCTCTTTATTTGAGACTCTTGTTGCATCATCGCTGAATTAAGTTTAGTTATTTCAGACTCTAATGTTTTTATTTTTTGTGTTGTAGCGTTAGACGAACCCACGCCACCTGAAAACAATTTAGTAACATTAGTGTTTAGTATTTTAACTGAATCATCAACCTCTTTTATTTTTAAATTTATGTTATCAAGAAGTTGGTTAGCTCCAACCTGTATGTCATTAAAATTATTTGCCATTGCTCTTACGTCTTTGCTCGTTGATTGATTCTGCTAGTTTAGAGATTTCAACCCACTTACTAACACTTGTCGTTCTTGTATCTATATTGTTTTTACCTGTTATCTGCTCTAAAGTAACCGCTTGTTTATCCAAAGTAGATGTGTCTCCATCATCTAAGTGATACTCCTCTTTCATCTTAGCTAACTCGTCTAACTTTATAGTAATCTTATTCTGGCTACGCTTTAACTGCTTTAACAATCTATCTATCTCAACAACTCTAGTCGCTTTCTCGTTATAGAAGTATCTCCACTCTTTTAAAGCACCCAAGTAAATCTTCATACTTTCTTCATCCATATCCTCACGATCCCACATTATTTTAAGCAATTGCTTAACAACATTGTACCTCGTCTGTAAATAAACTACTTCTAAAACTAATTGGTAATAGTAAGCAGTAGTAGCATCGTCTAAAAGCTCCACCCACTCATTCTTGATAGCATCCCATCGCTCATTAGCACCTTTAGGTATATCAATATCGTCGTAGCCATTATAGTCTACTACAAGGTACTTAAAATCGTTTGTTCTATAAATAACATCGAAATTCCATATAGGTAAATCGTTGCAGCTTTTATATAAATGCATATATTGTGTGATTTTTAGTAAGAAATAATCCAATTTATCTCGATAGGATTTCGAGTTTTGCAGTCGGTGTAGTTTCTCCGTGGAAAAAGACTGTAAGATATTGGTATAAAAAGCAAAGATAGTAAAATTTTCAACACAAACAACAAAAACCCTCACAAAATTAATTATAAGGGCTAAACAAACTTTAAATAAATGAAAACAAACCTGATTAAAGATAATCAGGACTCAAATATAATACTTTTTAAATGAAACTAGCTATAGTTTCTGTTATTTTTTTTAATTCTTTTTGATATGCTATATGAGCGTCATACTCGTTATCAAAACGACCTAAGTATTTTCTTTTACCATTATGAACTATCCTAGAATGATATTTTTTTTCTGTGGAAACCCAACACACTCCAACATATTTAGAAGTTGATTTTATATGTTTTTTATTAGCGTTTTGTCTTTGTGTTATAATTTCTAAATTTTCTACATTGTTATTTAACTTATCAAAATCAATATGATTTACAACTATAATTTGACCATTTGGTATATGGTTTAAAAAAGCAATTGCAACTAATTTATGCGTAAGATGAGTTTTTCTCTTACCTTTTTTAGATAGTATAACATAATAATATCTATTAGGTTGCTTTCCTTGTTTTATAATTCTCTCTTTTACATTGCATATAGAGTTATTTCTGCCTTTTCTTTTTCTTTTCAAAGATTTAACCCTTCCTAAATTACTAACTTGGTACAATCCTTCATAATCTTTAATATCTTTCCAAACTTCCATAATATTTTGTTTTATGCAATATAGTGAAATTAAATGAATTGTGCAATAGCCTCTGAAATCTTGCTAGCTACATAAGGTTCAATGATTGTTTTATTGACCCAATCGTTACTTTCATCATTTAATTCAAACAACTCACCATATAACCCCTCTAATAGTTTTTGCTTATAAGCTATGGTAGCAAACTCATATGTTTTTTGACTTTGGTTTACACTAGCTATCTTTAAAAAGTCGAAAGTTTCACCACTCCAATCAAAGTTATACGGACTTCCTGCCACTTTATCCTTACGTGTATTATCCTTATCTGCATAACTTTGTGTATATGGTGAATAAGTGCCTACAACATTGCCAAAACTATCCTCACCTTTAGCTAACTGGAATGCTTTTAATCGAAATACAATAGCTTCAGCATTTGCAAGTATAGCCTCTTTAGCCCAACCAGGAACTTCTTTCTTGATTCCATTTAACTTAGATTGATATATTTTTAGTAATTCCATAATGTAAAGATATAAAAAGCCCTTACATATTTGCAAGGGCTTTTAATTTTAAAACCTATTAAACCCTTATACTACTACTGTAGAAGATGCATTAGATTTGTATAAATCACTATCTAAAGAAATGATAGGTCTCGTATTAGCTGTGTCATACAATTGAGTGACAATAGCTTCATTAGTTGATAAAGCTGCAACCGTGAACGTGTACGTTCCGCTTGGAGACTCAACAACCGTTTGAGATTCTGTAACACCATCCTTTAAGATTAAGAAATCAGTAGTTAAAGCACCAGTAAAAGCTTGTTGATTCTGCTTCAATTTAGCTGTAACTACAATAGTAGTAGCTGCATCAGCAGGAACACTATCATAAGCTAACACTACTTCATTAATACCATCAATCAATTGCGGTTGGAAACCATCTAATTGATCTGCTGAAATATAAATGTAGTCAGTATCTAACTCTCTACGTGTACTCATTTGGAATCCAATACCTTCTTTTTGTCCAACTGCATCAGTAGGGAAGGATAACTTCATTCCTTGTAACATGTTTAAGCTAAATCCTTTTAAGTTTCCACTTGCAGATTTTGTACCTAAGATATTACCATCTCTATCAATAAATAATACATTGTAAGATCCAAAACTATTTAAAGAGTGTAACGCTGCATGAAAAGCTAAACCATTAATAAAGCTTAAAGCAAATTCATACATTCCAAGTGTCGCAACTTGTTTAGTACCATCTTCTAAAGTTTCAATTACATCTTCACTAGAATTATCAGTAAAAGTTTTCGCACCCTTTAAAGCAATTAAATTGCCTTGAGCTTGTAATAACTTAATATAAGTCTCATCTAATGTTTCTGCGCCATCAAATTCAAATCCGTCTGGGACGAACCATAATGCTGTCGCTTTTTTAAGGAATTGTTTACATCCCTTAGTTCCTGTGCCTAGTACGGCTGATAAGCCACATAATACTAGGTTATAAATTGTGTTCTGTGCTGCCATTTTCTATATATATTTTTTAGAACGGAAGAATGCAAACCCCTCCTTTGTTAATTTAATTATATCATCCTTTTCAAACCAAATACCTTGAACCTTTACCCTGTTTTTAATAGTGTAAGTTTTTGTTGGTATTTGTTTCTTAACGGTTTTTATCTCTATTGGTGCTTCCGTAGTCTTTTTGACTACTACCTTCTTTTTTTTATAAGCCATCTCTTAGCATTTATCGGTTAAAAAGTATTCTAAATCAATCTTCATCGCAAAACAGTGTAATGGGTGCATATCGTTAAATCTTATACTAGAGGTTAAATACTCTCTAAAAACAAAATCAACTCTGCGCTCAATCCCTGTTATATTGTACTTCTCGAAATTATAGTTTCTTAATATCTCTGCAACATCCCTCTGTGCTCTTGAGTCTTGACGCTCAGAACTTGTTGGATATATTTTAGATAAATCGACCATAAATGCAATCTTTACCTCTGATGTGTACACTTGTGAATCTTGTGTAGAATCATTCTCTTGCGTTAAAAAGCAAAAGACTGCCGCACTGTTATCATCATAGTATGTATCTTCGTAATCATCAAGCTTTGCGTTATACCATGCAGGTGTAACGATTTTAGATGTTTGGTAATAGTCTGGTACACTTTCACCTGTATTAACAGGATTCTTATATACTCGACCATAGCCTTCAATCTGACCCTGCCACACTAAACTAAGCTCTCTATACAAATCTTTTTGTATTACAGCTATTGTTTCGTCTAGTCCAACTGGTTTGCTTAATAAATTATTCATTATACAGAACCTACTTTTATTTGTATGCCATCATGGTCATTCAATTGCGTATCGAAAGTCTTTCTCATTGCGGTTATCGCTCTCTTCTTCTCCTTATGGTATCTACTTACAACTGTATCTGCTTGTAAATTCTTTAACTCAGCCATTAAAAGTTGATCGTCCATTTGGATTCTCTGACTTCTATTACTTCTGTTATTAGAATTATGCAAAAACATTTGGAATACCATATACTCGAAAGTTGCTCTAAAACAGCTTCCTAATTCAGATAAATTCTCCTCAATGTAATTAGTAGCATCTAAGAAAGCAGTTACGTTTATACCTAAACCATTACCAAATGTATTGTAAGTATAATCTGCTGTCTCTGGTGCATTACCTGTTCCACTAGCGGTATAAGCAACAAACCCATCGAACTTCAAAGGGTCTACAGTTGCACCACCAACTAAAACATCAGTACTGTCTATTACAATCTTAAAAGAACCCTTACCACTAAAAGTGATGTCAGTATCTCTAAAAGCTAACCTACCATTATCAGGTGCGAGTGTTATAGTCTCTATAAGCTCGTTTTGGTTAATAACATACACATTAACAGGTGTTGTTCCATCCTTCTGTAACGAAATCTCGTTAACACGAATAGATACGAAATCAGAACCTTTTGGCTCTAAAACCCATGCTGCGTAATCATTTTCTAAAGTTCTTGGTAAATCACCATCTTCATATAAGTATTGATTATTAATCAACCTCTTAGTTAATGCTAAATCAGCGTAAACCTTATCCTTAACTTGCTCTAAGAACAATTTCAACCTCAAACTCTCAATATTAGTCTCAACCCAATATAACGTTTCCGTTGCAGGGGTTTGATTTAAATTAAAGCCTTGAATAGATTGGTATATCTTGCTGTCATAAGCAATAATATCATCCCTATTCCTTGATGTTAAAAATGCACCATAATCCTTTGTAGCACTCCAATTAACAAAAGATAAATCTGTCTTAGGTAAAAAGTCCAGAAGATTTTCCGTGTTGATAGATGGATGTACACCGCTATTAACGTATAATCCAGATGTAGGAACACCCTTCAATTGACTATCCAATACTATCTTACTCGTAAAATCTTCTGAAAAACCTAATACCATTTTCTAACTTAATTTTAAAGAAATTGTAGCTTCTGCGCCACTAATATTCTCAATTGTTATAGATCCTGCTGCAATAGCAATAGTAGCTCCTGTAACTACGCCTGTCGCTGTTCCGATAGCTTGTACACCTGCCGCAATATGGCAAGGTCTTGATTGGCTATCTGTTCCATCACTTACGTGAATTGTTCCCGTGAAGTCTGAAATACCCGTATCTATAGTTTCAGCAATAGCTAAAACAATAGGAGAGGAAAATCCATCTACACTATCAAATTGGTCAACGACCTGACTGCCGACTTGACCTAAAGCTTTTTTATATCCCATTTTTATATCTTTTTTTTTAGAGATTATTAATTATGTTGTTGCTCCTACAATCTTAACGATGTCTTGCGCTCTTGTAGTTAAATCAGAATTATATCTGTAAACTACGTAGAAACGTACCCAAATAGCCATCTCCTCGAAGTGAGACATGATAAGGTTAGAATCAGTACCACTAGTGATTAATGCAGTTGCATCAGTCGCTTCTCTGTTAGTATATATGTTGGCTCTCATTTTAACGTGAGGTAACTCAACATCAGATACAGACCATTGCTTACCACCTACTTGTGTTCCGTTACGGAAATCAAAAGGATAGTTTTCATAAACCCCAATAGAACCATCTCTCAAGAAGAAACCATTAAAGTTATCTGCTCCTGCTGAAATATTTCCAGACTCATGGATTCTATCACTAGCTAAGAAACCTTGAGCTTGTAAATTCTTCTCATTACTAGAACCATACTTCATCATTTCAGAACGTTGTACTGCTGTACCACCTCTTGAAGTTACTAAACGGTAAGCTCCTGGTAATTCATTAGCAGTCATTAACTGATCTAAATTCCAAAACATTGTTTCTTTCTGTGCTGCTTTAGATACTGTTAAAGTATCAGTTGCTCCTGAGAAAGCGAAAGTACCATCACCTTGAGATACTTGAGTAGTGTAATCTAACACTTGTGATTTTCTAGCCTCTAACTGAGTAGATAAGATAGATTCAACCGTGATACCCATTTGGTATGCCACGTTATTCATAACAGCCATTCTTTGGAAATCGCTATCAATCATGTTGTTTTCATGTGCAGCAGGATAATGTCTAAATCCACTAAATACGTCATACGCTTGAAAGAAGTATTTATCACTTTCAGGTAAGTTTGACGGAATTTCAAAACCAGGACTAGTAGTAACTACGACAGACTGATCTTTAATAACAGGGATTTCTACATTTCTTAAAGAAGATACACTTCTTAAAGATTCTTGCACACTTGGGGGAACGTAATCCACACCCGTAGTACTGCCTTTTACGGCGTCAATAATTCCAAGCTCCGCAAATCTTTTTTCGTTTGTTGCGTTTGAGACCTGCAAATCATTCCATAATGTTGCATTAATGTAACTCATTTTTTACTTTTTTAAATTAATTATTCATTCTAATTTGCGGTCTTTCGCGGTTATCGTATTATGATGCTTTCTTGATTTTAACCAATAAATCCATCATTTGTGTAGGGAAATCTTTATGCATTGAGTTACCTAGTTTCTTTACTAAATATTCTCGCACTATTTTAGATTGCTCCTCACTTGTTGCTCCTGTTGGTACTTTAAATGGTACACCTTCCACGTCCATTAAGTCAGCAGATTTAGCACCAGTACCCCCTTGATTCCTTGCCTTTGTTAATTCTGTTAAGTTAGCATTCTCACTAACTAATTCAGATAATTTTCTCTTAGCGTGTACATTGTCTTTGTCAACTGCCATTGGCTCACCATCAACTAATTCAATATCATACTTAGATAAAACATCTGATTTAAAATCTTCCCACTTAGCCTTAGCCTCGTAAGCGTTTATATCTTTAGAGAAAACAGGCTTAACACCGTTGAATGCTACTTTAAGTTTTAATCCACCCAATTGCTCAGCAGCTTCAGCGTATTTTGCGTCTATTCCTCTTAATGGCTCTAATTCAGCAACTTGTTTTAACAACTCGTCGTTCTTAGTTAATTGAGCCTCGTATTTACTCTTTAATTCATCACTACCCTTAAAATTCTTTAGCTTTTCCTCTAACTCAGCCTCCTTTACTTTTAAAGCCTCTGTTTTAGATGAGAATCCACTATCAGATATTCTCTGTAAGTAATCTCCAAACTTTTCACCTTGCTCTCTATCAGCATCAACTCCAAATATTGTTTTAGCATATTTAGCAGCACCAGTTAAGATGCCTTCTGAGTTCTTATTAGCTAATCCATCATATTCCTTCTTCAAACTCGGCACAACATCATTTGAAATGTGTTTGTTTATAGCCTCTATTTGATTTTCCTCGAAGCCATTAGCTTCTATAAATTCTTGTGATAATTCCATAGTCCTTTAGGTATTAATCTTGGTTTTTCTTTAATTCTTCTATTTTCCCTCTCAATGTAACTTCATCCCATCCTGGAAATGCTTTCTTTCCTTGATTCAAATCTGCATAATCAACTCGCAAAATCTCAATCACCTTCTTATCCGCTTTAGGCTTATTAACCGCCTTTGGTTTCTCAACAACTACAGCATCTTCTTGAACTTTTAGCAAGGCATTAATCTTAGCCTCTAATTCAGCAATCTTTTTGTCACTAGAACTCATAGGAACTGTGGTTTGCTTATTAAATACATCTTCTACCTCTTTAATAATAAGAATCTTATTATCATATTGAGATACAGTGTCTCTAAAGAACCCATCTTCGTCCTTTTTCTTCTCAACTAACTTAACATCTGCAACGTCTACTTTTAAATAGCCGTTAGCTATTAAGTTTTTCATAAAGTTAGTCCATTCCTTTGTGTCATGGATTATCTTCACTAATTGGTTCTCGTTCTGCACATTCCCTTGTGCATCATAACTCATTTGTTTGCCTCGATAAACTCTAAGGCTGATTACTGGTTTCTTTCCCATCTGTACTCTTGTTTTTGTGTGTTTTAATTAAACTTACTATTAAATTATTTATGGTAATTAACTTCTCGCTGTCCGTAGCGTCCATTCCTTCCCAAAAAACAGCAATGTTACCATAAAAAGATTCAAACATCGAAATCCAATACGAAAATCTAGTCTGAAACTCCATTATGATCTCATCAACCATATCCTTATCTAAGGCTTTATCAAAATCAACATCACTAGTATAAGGCATTATCTTATACAGTATAGCCTCTCTTGTGCCTTTCTGTCTGTTAAACATATTGCGTCTTTGCGCTAGTCTAACAAGTAAATTTTTTCTTTCTATTGCGTTTGGTGAGTTCTTAATCATGTCATACAAATCCTTCTGCGTTTCTAAAAAGAAATCACTTCCGTAAAATATATCCAACTTAATAGCACTCTTACCATACATTAAACTAAGCATCATCTTATCACTTGCTGTTCTTGAGAACGACATAGTTTTTGAGAACCATCTTAGCTTATCCTCCATTGATACAATACCTTTCTTAGTCTGCATCTCTGTCATTGAAACATCATTCCTTTCAGAATAAGCTCCTAAACATGAAGTAATAATATCATTTTCTAATTGTTGTAACCTACTGTTAACGTATTCTAACGCCTCAACAGGTGTGTGGTAAAAAGTAAGGAAGTTTTTAGATAACTCCATATCAATACTACCATCTGCTTTCTCAATCGCAGGAACAGTAATAACTGTACCAGGTTGTAATTTACTACCCTTTCCATTACCTGCCGTTGCTCTAGCCTCTTGAGATACTTGACCACCGATAGAATCTAAACTCATTGGTTGACCATCAGTACCCTCAACATCATAACCAGACTCATCTATTTCCTTAGTCTCTATCTGTGTTACTATTGGGAACGCTCCATTCGCATGAGTCATTCGCTGTAAGGTCTTTAAAAACGTATATTCCTCTAAATCAGCTCTTAAATAACTAAATATAGATTCCTTTACTATAGGATCGTTACCGAAACAATCATCTACTATAAATGTAGCAGGACATTGACCGTAATCATGTGGCTCACTAAGCACAAGCTCCATATCCTTATTATAGAAACTTAAACGCTTATCGTCTAAGTAAACATAACCATATAAATCCTCGCCCTCTCTCTCAATCATGCCTGTATAAGCAATCTTTTCAATTTTCTTATCATCAACCTCAATAGAAACAACCTTATCAATAGATATTATTTCTCTATATGGTTTATTAGTATCTTCTAAGTCGTGAACTATAATATCATTATACCTGAATAATACAGCTTTAAATAAGTCTTTATCAAAACCATCTTCTAATTCTTTTGGATTCTCAACGTATTCTCCGTTAATCCAATACTTAAAGTGTGAATCTTCACTGAAGAAAACTCTTGTTAATGGTTCTTTTATCCTTGTGTTTATTAATTTAGAGGAAGGGTTAGGACTTCTGTAGTATTTAGCTAAAGAAAGGAAGTTATCTGTCTTAAATATGCTTTTAACCCAATTTAAGAACACATCATCAGTATGATGCTTGCGTTCTACATACTTTTCAAAGTAATCAATATTCACATCCTCTTGTATCTCGGAGATTGTAAAATAATCTAATTGTTTCTTTTGTCTTACAGCTTTATCTAGCGACAAACTGTTACACTTTTTCTCTATAAATTCTTTAGACATACATGGCTTTGAATTGTGTATAGTCTCTTACACCAAAGTTTATTTTAGCAAATGTAAGAAACTTTTATTTAATAATAGATAAAAACTATAGTTATTTTTTATTTATAGTTAAATTCAATGGATATAATCGTATTTAATCCGATTTAAAGCCTTATATTTGACGTAGATTGTTTCTTTTGCTAATTAATAATCAAAAAACCCCTACGTAAACGTCACGGTAGGGGTTTTAACTTTTAGAGGCTTCTATTCCTTAACTTGCTGTGCCATTTAACACCTTTAGTACTTCCTAATCCTTTAAGGTTTCCAACTCTGCGGTTGTAGTCGTCTCTGGATTCACCTAACTTGTCTTTATTTTCTTTCATTTTGCAAAACTACGAAATTAATTCCATATAGTTGTTAAATTTGCTTTGTTTTTCTTTAAATCAAACCAACTTCGCATTAATAAAGCATCCCTGTAATCAGGACTCCTACCAATATCGTTCTTTATATCTCCCTTTGGTTTGCAATCTAACTTATTATCACCCCTCTTACTTGGAACTCGCTGTATCTGTGATAAATCTTCCTTTATCTGTGCTCTCTGCTTATTTGTCAGGTCGCAATCCAACCAAATAGCACCATCATTCACTATATCTGCTAAATGATATAAGCATTGTACTTGTAAATTCCTGTAGTTAGGCATATCCTTACCGTTTCGTATCGGTCTTGCTCCATTCTTGAAACCCTTTATCCCTGTCTGATCTACTACACCACCACCAACACCATCTGCATCAGCAACACCCCTTGTTGTAGGTACTTTGTACTTTCTTCTGAAATATGTTATAGCAGCAGATATGTCAGTGGTCTTACTTATCTCAAACTCTAGCATCTCAACAACTTTCCATCCTCTCCATGCAAATATAACAGCCTTATCACTTCCGAAACGTGCTATATCAGCAGTTATGTAAGTCTTTCCTTCCTCTATATGGTCGTTCTTGAACACATTGTCAATCATCTCCTGGTCACACAATTGATTAGGGTTATCTTCATAATCCCAATTACCTTTAAATAACCTCTCGTATAAACTCTTGTCCTTCTCACCTATCTTTCTTAGCTTATTTACGTAATCACTCTCTATAAAAGGATTCTCCGTAATCAAACAACTTAAGTAGAACTTATCAGCTTCTAAAGTACCATTCTTATCCTTATCATAGAAATCTCGCTTAGCCCAATTCCGCTTAGGGTTACATGTGTAAAACACAATACCCTTTATACCATACTTACCATTCAAATGCCTACCTACCCTAGATGATATAACCGCAGCACCAGTTTCATGTATTTCACCTACCTCTTCAATCCAACCTGCTGTGTACTCGGTAGAACCTACATCCTCGAACATAGGATCGCTAGGTTTGTACTTTATCTCTATAAAGTTTATGTGACTGCCGTTACCAAATGTTATCCAGTTCTTAACAGCATTGAACTTATAATCATCAAAACCATATTCCCTAGCTACCTTATGAAATGTAACCAATACAGAATCTATAATATCTTTAAGCTCATTCCTTGCAATGAAGTACTTGGTATTAGGGAAGTTCTTTGCCATGAATAATATCCACGCACAACCTGTCCATGTTTTTGCTCCACCTGCTGCTCCACCATACAAGAACTCCTCATACTTGTTAGATGTCAATACCTCTAAAGCCTGTCTCTGCTTCTCATGTACAACATCTAAACCATGCTCATTTAAACCCTCAACAATAAAACTGAAGTCGCCTTGCTTAAATAAAGCTGCGTGAATATCTATCAGCTTTACATTACTCTCTAACCTCGCTAACTGTTTTTGGTCTATCATTCTGTGCCTAGTGTTCCTTTAAGATTACCTTCATTATCATACCAATTACCATGTTCATCTCTAAAGTATAACTTCGCCTTACCTAAATTGGTTTCGGTGCATGAGGAAGATGCTGATTTCTTTTTTAAGGCATCTTTATCAATAATGTCTAATGCTTTTTCGGCTTCTCCAGTAATCTCATCCCATAATTTAGCGGTTTCATAATACCCTTCAGTGCATGAGGATTCCTTCAAAACAAGCCTATTCTCAAAATAAGCTTTAGCTAAATTCATTGCCAACTGTAATACAGAGTAACCAACTCTAGGCATACCATCAACAGGTCTAGCGTGTAACATGCAACTAGGTATATCGCTCTCACGTTCTAAATCATTAACGTACTTGCGCACTTGCTCAACCTGAGCTTTTAACTCAAATATATCCTTCATCTCACGAATAAGGTCTAAATTCCCTTTGTCTAAGAACTCTTCTTTTGTTAGTTTTTTCATAATGTCTATCATTTATTTATTCATTTCTTTCTTTAACTCTTCAATCTCTAACATCCTACTTAAAGCAATCCAAACACCATTTAAATCACCATAGCTTAAACTAAGCCTGTGAGAGGCTATTAAAATCTTAAACTTAATAACTAATATTCTTATCTGTTTTCTCATTGTTATCATTTCTTTATAGTAGGCACTTTCTTATACCCTTGTTTTCTCTTATACTTACTCAAGTTCTTCTTAGCATTACGCTCATCCATCATATCCATTAACTCAGACTCCTTCTTTCTTATACTCTTACCTAAACGATAGAGAAAATAAATGGAAAGTGTAAACACTATAACTAAAATCAATAGCACTATTATTAATGTGTTCATAGTTCATTGAGTTTTTTATTACTTATAGCTTGACTTCTTACCTTTAAGTCCTGTACAGCAGACATAGCGTTAACTATATTGTTATAGAAAGGACTATCATGAAGTTTACACGGTCTAACTAAGAAGCTAACACCGCTTTCCATTGTTTCGTAAATACATTTATCACATTTTAAGTCTTGCTCTTTCATTCTAATCTGTTTTAAGTTCCTCACCTGTTAAAGCGAAGTATAAGTTTTGTAATTGGTGTACGTGTTTACAATCAGCTAATTCATTATCATTATCTTCATCATATAAATGAACAACATCGCCACCTCTATCCATGTGTAAATAACAGGCTGAATTAACATCGTAGTATTTATCTTGCTTATCATCACCTTTAAACCCAAACTTCAATAACCATTCTTCTGTTAGTGGTATAGGTTTACATATTTCATCTACATCTACATCATTATAAACTGTTTCAAAATCTATTAATTCCCAAGCAAAAACTTTGCCATCATACCCTAAAAGGTAATTCCCTATCCTTAATTCCCTTGCTTTCATCCTAATCTGGTTTTGGTGTTAATATTTGTTGTAATACCTTGAGTTCATTTACATTCAGCGACTCTACATTCACCACACTCTGCTTCTGCCTGTTGTCAATAGCGTAAAACCCTAGCATCTTATTCAATATCTCTATAGCCTTGTTCTTATCCACTAACTTTATATCCCATATCTCGTTAATCCTCTCCTTGCCATCCTTACCAACTATCTTATTCTTCTTGTGATTGATAGTCTGAATGCATCGCTTCGTCTCAGGTGGTAAAGCCTTAACCTGTTCAGCACTCAACCCTATGAACTGTGTTGGATCACTGTAAACCCACGTAATCAACTCACTTATTACTTGCTCTGGCTCAATATTAGCCTTAGCCCTCAAATGAGCCCTCTTGTCCATAACGTAATCACGCATGTCATCCTTCTTCATTATAGCACCAAATACACTAGTAGCTGTAGATGGCTTTAGATGAGGTCGATACATTAATACAGCCAAATCCTGACGATACCCATTGTTGAAATATTCGTCTATAATAGCGAAATGCTCCTCATTCACCATATCCGTATGCGTTAACTTATCCTCTTTCATACTGCAATGTAATACTTTTAAATCAGACTAGCAAACCCCATAACGATAAAATAATTAAAAACATGATTAAAATCATTAGGATATTAAATAAATTTTACGCATGATAATCTTATTTCTTTTCTTTCTTTTCTCTTTTATATAATATAAACATATAACTGTTGGTGCATTCTTGCTCTAGAGGTCAAGTCAACCTTTCAAAAGGTCAAGTCAACCTTTCCTGCTCTAGCGGTGGGTGAATACGAAAAATCTTCTGTAACCTCAAAAATTATTGTGGGTGAGTGAAGCACCACCACCCACACCAACGCAAGGGGGGGGTATACCGTTCCAACGGTCAACATGTTCATGGGCTTGTTGTATATTGGAACGCTCTAACGTCTGGAACGCTCCAACATTTGAACGCTTTAACAGTTGAACGCTTGACCATGTTGAACGCTCTAGCATTTGAACGCTTTAACAGTTGAACGCTTTAACGTCTGGAACGCTTTAACGTCTGGAACGATCTAACAGTTGAACGATCTAACAGTTGAACGATCTAACAGTTGAACGATCTAACATGTTATATTTGCACCCTGTTTTATAGCATAGGTTTTAGCTATAGTCTTGTGATGTAGCTATAGTCTTGTGATGTAGCTATAGTCTTGTGATGTAGCTATAGCGAACGTCAATGGAAGAGCGAACGTTCGCTAATTAATGCTATGTTATTTAGTTGCTCAATCATCCTATTACCTTACCAACTTACTAGACTATACACGTAAGTACATAGCACTCAACACGTTAACACGCTTTTAATAGTATTACCATTGACTTTATATGTTTTTTTAACATATCTTTAACACTTATTATGGTGTGAAATGTATCTATTATGTGTATCTTTGAGTATAGAAACAAACAAACCTTTAAAACAAACAAATTATGAAAACTTTAAACAGAATCCCAGTACAGTTAAAAGCAATGATTATAGCAGCATTAATTATATCAGTTACTTTCATAGTAATGATTAACTCATACGGTTTCCAAGCATGGTAATTACAACCCTTTTATTAATAGGCTGCATTATTGCATTAATTGGATTAATCCAGTCTATTAAAACGACGTTAAAATTAAGAAACGAACAAAAAAACAACTTTTAAATTTTAGAAATTATGACAAAGATATATTCACAAAACGGTACTACGTATAAATTAGAAGCTAAAAATAACAAGGTATTGAAATACTTCAAAAATAACGCTGGTAAATTTATCTTTTTAAAATCTTATTCAATTAATTAACCTGTTCAGTGACACTGAACATTCACAAATAATAAACACTTAGAAATTATGAAAACAGAATTAACACCTTTAAACAGAAAATCTTTTTACGGTAAAGCCGTTGCAATTAGATATGGTGAAATAACATCTTTAAAAAGTTATAATACTATCGTAGCTAATTACAATCACACTACTAATAAAATGGTAGTTAATGGATGGTACTCATCCACCACAGCCCGTCATATCAATTCATTCCTAAATATGTTTGGATTTGACAATTGCACAAAAAAAGAAATGAATAACTATAAAAACTAATAATATCATGAAAACAATAAACGATTTTTTACAGGAATTAAATGACTCAAATAATAGTGATTTAGATTTAGCATACTATTATAATGAAGGTGACGATTTTGAGCAATACCAGGAAGCAATTCAGGAAGGAATTTATGAAAACGAAATTATTTATTATAGCAAAGCTATAGACTATCTTCAAAAAAATGATCCAAGTTTACAGGAATCGATGAATATAGCTTCAGAATATGGTTACACAACTGAAAATATAAATAGTGAGTTACTTGCTACTTTATTATACCAACAAGAACTAAACGAGGAATTTTCGAACTATTACAGTGAGATTGAAACGTATTTCGAAGAGTACGAGGAATTTAAACAAGAGTTACAAAGATTTGCGGAATTTACGCAGGAATTTAACGAAATTCAAAAAATGAAGATGTTTGAAATTCAAGTGATTGACACAAGAATAAGTGAAACTGACTATATTACTTTTGATATATCAATCGAAAAAAATACTTTAAAAGCTCAACATGTTGCATTAACACAAGTTGAGGAGGATAGTAATTTAATAGCTTTTAAAAGTGTTGATATTGACACTGATTTTAGTTTAGATGAAAACTTATCTGAATTATTAACAGAATGCAACGAAGCAATATGTAATTCAGATTTTTACACTTTAGCAGATTAAGACCTAAAACCTAGAACACGTTTTAAAACTGTTCTATTTTGCCTTTTGTATGGTATAGCGTATTAATAAGATACGTAAAAGTTCGATTCTTTTATTAGGCACTAAAAAACAATTAATTTAAAACAGAAAACAATGGAAGGCTATAAGCAATTTTTAAATAAAGATAAATTTAATGCTAGAACGCAAAATTTAAAAGTAACAAAGGTTAAAAAAACGGACAAAGGTTTTAATATACATTTGTTTACAAATTACATTTGTTTATATTATAAATATGTAACAATAGGTAAAAAAGGTACTGCAAAGGTTTTAACAAAAGTAGCTCGTAATTATTCTGCAAAATACCAGTTTACTATTTACGAAAATAAAGAAGGTAAAACAATAACTTTAAAAGAATTTAAACTATTAAATAAATAAACCTTAAAAAACTATAAAATTATGAAAACGATTGTAAAAATACAAAATGATAATTTCGGAGATTTAGCAAGTGAAACGTATAAAGAAAATATTAATTATCTTGTTAACGAGTTAAACGTTTTTTGCGAGTTAAAAGATAATTACTATATAAATATAGTCGAACAAGAAAAACGATATAGCAGCGACAAAAACGACTATAAAAATAAAATAGTTATTGAGGCTAAAGG